TTTTGCCTAAGCAAAAATTATACTTGCTTGATATTCAACACTTTAAGTATGCCGTTTTGCTTAGGCAAAATTTATAGCCTTGATTTTGCTTAGGCAATTTGCTTAGGCAAAATAACTAAACTATTGATAATCAACACATTGTAATTTTTGCCTAAGCAAACTATATTTTGCCTAAGCAAAAATTATACTTGCTTGATATTCAACACTTTAAGTATGCCGTTTTGCTTAGGCAAAATTCCCTCGCGCACGCGCATAATGCGCACACGCGCGTATATATACACTCTATATATAATATCTTATTAAGTATAAGTGTATGAAATAGGGGGTATGGGGGAAAGAACACGCTAACTTGGATTTTTTGAAGAAACGAAAAAAGAGTGCCTATTTCTGACACTCTTTTTCTTTATCCATTTGCCTTTTCAAGTCTTTCTCGGATTTCATGCGCTCGTATAGTGGGCGGTCTATTTGAACATAATCCTTTCCGTCAAGTGTTGCATCAAGAATGACATCAAGCAACTTCATTTCATCTGCTGAATGGTTGTATGTAAACAAGTCATTCGCTTCTTCTTTGGATAGCAAAACATAGCTTGCCTTGAACATAGCCGACCGTGCTTTGGCTTTCCAAACTTTCTTTTGCTGTTTCTCCCATGATTGCACCTTTGGTTTGCGTTTCCGCTTTCTCATTGTTGGCTGTCCTGTTGGTTGGTAGATACCATTGTTTGCAGTCTGTCGCTTACCATACGCCCAAAGCAGACCAACGAAAAAGATAATCACAAGTACGGCTATCATTCTTCAAACATCTTTCCGGCACCCAACATTAGCCATTTGGCATTTACTCCAAAGTCCTTTACCATTGGGTACATCCACGAAACTTGAAACCATCCTCTATCCAAGTCCTTGCGGTTGGCTATGAGGTTGCGCCTGTCAATCTCATACAGGCGGCAATAGGTATTTACACCTCGTATCTTTTTCATCGCTATTATCGCATCAAGAGCGCAATAAAAGCGTTCCATTATCTGTTTGCTTACTGGTGTATTCATTCTTTATCAATACTTGTTACTTTTGTGTAATCCTCATTAAAATACCACTTTTCTTTGTGGAGTACCTTTGCACCAAAGGCATTTGTTGCTCTGTAAGTGTGTTCACAATATCTTAGTAGCACTTCATCTGGATTTCTGCCTTGCTTTTCCAAAAATGGGCGTAATTCAGTTGTCTTTTTGAAAATGGAGTCTGCCGACCAATTTTCTTTTGCTGCCTTGGCTTTCAGTACAGCCATAGAATAATCAATGACAGTTAGATTTTTCGGCTCTCCCAACTCTACACACTCATAACTGCTTGGGTCGTTGAAGTTCTCTTTTACATACTCGTTAATGGCTTTCTCGTATGGCTTTTGACAGGCACACATACAAGCAAGTACGAATAGAAAAATCACGTTCTTCATACGTTCAACGCTCTAAGTTGTTCGACATCTGCTTTCAACTCTTGCAGTTCCTCAAAGGGCAAGCCTTTAATCTTTGCTGTTGTGATAGCCTTTTCCAGCTCCACCAGAACTTCTAAGCTCTTTTCTGAATTTACTTGGTGTATGCTTTGCTTGCAAAGCTCAATCACCATACGATAGTATTCTTTCATATCACTTTGTTTTTATGTTAATACTTGGGTACTTTGCCAAATGGAGTTACCCTACATCTGCAACAGTGGCATTGCCGACCGTTTGGACAGTTCCCTTTTTGGCTACCTCCAACAAAGCCTCTAACTTCCCTATTTGGCGGTTGAGTTCGGCAATCTCTCTGTCTTTGTCGGCAAGCAAGCCGTAGGGCGCAATTTGCTTTTCATTCATCATGCGCACAATCATAGAGGAAAAAGCCTCGCCTCCTGCTGTGATGAAATCAAGGCTATCCTCGTTTACTTGGACTTGCTTGTTTGCAGTCTGCTGTGCTACCTCGTTTTCGTCTGTGAGCATATCGTATTGACCACCCATAAGCCAATTTTCGTTGAATATGTTGCCATACGCCTTATTAAAGCGTTGGATAAACTTATCTGTTAAATACTTCACATCGCCTTTTAACGCTCTTGACAAGCTGGATTCTGTTGCACCCATTTGTTCTGCTATATCCTGTTGCTTGTGTACTCTGCCAATACTTTTCAAGTAATCTATGGCAGTTGCTATTCTTTTTACTTTAATATCAATCATAATTGTTAATAATTGTTATTATCAAAACTTTTCTTGCTATTATGTTTGCTATAACAAAAATAGTTGCTATCTTTGCACCACAACAAGTTTAATAGTGTTGCAAAGATATAAAATTATGTCTGTAAAACACACTAAATCAGTTAGAAAATGAAGTATAAGAAGAAAACAAAGTTTCGCCAGCTATACGATGCGCTGCCAACAGAACGCCCACAAGCTCCAAAAACAGCATGGGTGAATGATATTGCGGCACTCGTTAAGGTACACCCTACTACTGTAAGGTGTTGGCTTGCTGGAACACAGAAGCCAGACGAATTGAGAACAACCCTTATCGCTAAACATCTTGGCGTTAAGGCAGAAGAATTGTTTAACGCTTAAAGTGTCAGACGATGAGTAGAAGCACATTGGTAAATTTTATTGGTATGTGTGTTTGGGGTTTTATAGCCCTATGTTGCACAGTAACCATGTTTTTCAATTGGGGACACATATTGTTCGCCTGTGGCGGTTGGGCTTTTGCTTGGCTATGCTACATAGACAAAGAGTATTCCACTGAAAGCGTAAGAGATTATTTCAAGCGTAAAAGGAGGGCATGATATGGCTATTACAATGGAGTTGTACGAATTGAAGAACATCTGTAAGGAAATGGCGGCTCTTGGTGCTGCCACTATAATACAGACGAACACACCAAGCAACGACTTGGTTTCACAACGTGAGGCATATCGCCTGTATCAAGAAATGCGAGTAAGGCGGTGGGTTGAGCAAGGGCTTATAACTCCACAACGTAATGGTTCCGCTCCCAACTCAAAGCGTTTCTATTCACGGGCAGAGCTGCAACAGCTCAACAATGCTGAAACATTAAAAACAATCATCAACAGATAAGAAACTATGAACAGGATTAGCAGATTTATCTCTGCCTATCTGAAAGGCAGACAAGAACGCAAAGCCGAACAACGTAAGGCGGTGATGCAGAGTGAGTCTTTGAAAGTAGTGCAAGTAATGGAGTTCCAAAAGCAGCTCTACATTTGCTACAACAACATTCCGCTTATTGACATTCGCTATGTGGAGAATGTGCAAACAGTGCTGAATGACGCTCGCACAATCAGAGAAAAGTATATCGAAAGTAATAACATCAAATTTGGCGCACAATGAAGAAGATTTTATTGAAATCCCTTTCTCTTGTCAATTTCAAGGGAGTGCGTGATTTTAGTATCACGTTCAATGACGGCATAACGACCGTATGCGGGGACAATGGAACGGGCAAGACAACGCTCTATGATGCGTATCTGTGGCTTTTGTTTGGTAAGGACAGCACAGGTAGAAGTGACGGTGCTAATGGCTTTAACGTGAAAACCAATGACGAGAACGGAAAGCCAATATATCGTTTGGAACACTCTGTAACAGCCGTGCTTGATGTGGACGGCAAGGAAATAAAACTGCAACGCTCACTTTGTGAGAAGTGGCAGAAAGTGAACGGTACTACTGATGAAGTGATGAAAGACGAAACACAGTATTTCATCAATGATGTGCGCACAGGCACCAAGAAAGAGTATCAAGCCGAAATATCGGAAATCATACCAGAAGATGTGTTCCGTATGATTACCAACCCGTATTTCTTTACATCATTGAGTGCGGACACGCAAAAGGAAATGTTGCTTGAAATGGTTGGCAACATAGATGATGAAGAAGTGGCGGCTACTAATCCAGAGTTCATTGCTTTGCTTGATGAAGTGAACGGAACGAGCCTTGCTAAGTGGGCAAAAGAAGTCGCTGCCAAGAAAAAGGCTTGTAATGATGCGCTTGTCACAATACCAGCAAGCATAGAAACCGCTCAAAAGCTCATGCCCGAAAGTGAAGATTGGTCGGCACTTGAAAAGCAGTTGAAGTCATTGCAAGACAGCGTTAAGGGCATAGACGCACAGATTAGCGATAAGTCGGCACTTAACGAAGAAGCCTATAAGCGTAAGATGGAGTTGCGCAACAAGCAATCCCAAAAGCGTATGATGTTGCAAGACCGTGAGAGTGCTATCCGCATGGAAACTAACGCAGCGCATAACAAGGCTATTGCTGAAATTCAGCAGATGGAGGGTGAGCTTTCAATCAATCAGACCAACGTGTCACGTTACCGCAACGAGAAAAAGGCTACTGATGATAAGGTGGCAGAGCTTAACACAAAGCTCGTAGATATGCGTGAGCAATTCAAGACCATTGCCAAAGAACAGTTCACAGAACCAAATGGTGATGTGCTTGTCTGCCCTACTTGTGGTGAACCTTACAAGGGCGAGAACTTGGAAAACGCAATTGCGAAGCTCCGTGGAAACTTTGAACAAAACAAGGCAAAGCGACAAAAGGATATTCAGACCAAGGGCAAGCAATACAAGGCTGAATATGACAAGGCTGTCGAGCAGCAGACCAAACTAACAGGACAGATAGCCAAACTTGAAGACGAAGCCCTTACTATTAAAGGAAATATCGAAATCAAGAAAGCGCATATCCCCGTTGCTGGCAATGCGGACGAAGCCATTGCGTCTGATGAACAGTGTATTGCCTTGCGCAATGACATAGCGGACATTGACAACCAACTGAAAATTGAGGTGCCACAAGCTGATGTGTCGGAACTGCAAAGCAGCAAGAACAACATCAACGCCCAGATTGCCGACATCAACAAACGACTTGGCAAACGTGCCATGATTGAGCGTGTCAGCAAAGAGGTGGCAGAGCTTGAAGAAAAGCGTATCTCCAACAATCAAGCCAAGGCAGACTTGGAGCGTTGGGAAGATGTATATACACGCTTTCAGAAGTCAAAAGATGAAGTTCTCATGCAACGTATCAACGGCTTGTTCAGTGTCGTTTCGTTCTCCTTTGTCAAAGACCAGAAGAACGGTGGCGAGAAAATCACTTGCTATTGTAGCGTGAACGGTGTGCCTTATGCAGATGTAAACGCTTGCGGCAAGGTGAACGCTGGCTTGGACATTATCAATGCGATATGTGCAACCAAGGGAATTTCGGCACCGATATTCATTGACAACAGAGAGAGTTTTAACAATATCATTCCTACTATCTCGCAAATTGTGAACTTGAGGGTAAGCAATGATAAAGAGCTAACCATTATAGAGTAATCAATATGGAAGAACAGAAATCAATGACTACACAGCAGCAACAACAGGGCGGTGCTGTCGCAAAGAAACCACAAGCGAAGAACTTAGACACGCTAAAGCGAGTGCTTAACGCTGATTCGGTAATGACACAGTTCAAGAACGCCCTAAGCAAGAACGCATCCACATTCGTTGCGTCACTCATAGACTTGTATAGTTCGGATAGCAAGTTACAGTTATGCGACCATAACCAAGTGGTGAAAGAAGCTCTGAAAGCAGCGGTATTGCACTTGCCTATCAACAAGGCTTTGGGACAGGCTTTCATCATTCCGTTTTACAACACGGTAACTGACGAAAAAGGCAACCGTGTCAAGAAGTTTGAGCCTGTATTTCAGATTGGCTATAAGGGCTTGTATCAGCTTGCAATGCGTACAGGTAAGTATGCTATCATTAACGCTGATGTCGTGTACGAGGGTGAGTTACAGCGCACAAGTAAACTGACGGGCGAGATTGATGTTGAGGGTCGTAAGGTATCTGAAAAGGTCGTAGGCTACTTTGCTTACATTCAGTTGGTGGACGGCTACCACAAGGCTCTCTATATGAGCGTTGAGGATATGGCGGAACACGCCAAGCGTTACTCTAAGGCTATCGCATACAACAAGGGCGTTACTATTGACACGCTGCTTAACCTCGCAAAGCTGCCTGTCAATGCTGACAGCACACAAGTAGGTTGGCAAGGTAACTTTCACGCTATGGCGATAAAGACCGTGCTACGCAATCTATTGGGCAAATATGGCTATCTCACGGTATCATTGCAAGAGGGTATTGCATCCGACACGCAAGGCGATACGGAAGACAAGCCAGATGTTAATGTTTTCGCTCAATCTCCCGAAGCATTTGACGATACAGATGTGGAATACGAAGATGTTACAGATGTTCAGTCACTGCCACAAGGCGATGAGCAAGACGGACAGGAAACAGAGCCAGACCCAGGCTTTTGATTAACCAAGTGAACTATGGAGTTGAAAGTGTTAGGTTCAAGCAGCAGCGGCAACTGTTACATTCTTGACAACGGCAAGGAAGCTCTTATACTTGAAGCTGGAGTACGCTTCCAAGAAGTGAAAAAGGCTTTGGGTTACAATCTCCGAAAAGTCGTTGGCTGTCTGATAACGCACCGACACCAAGACCACGCCAAGTATATAAAGGCTATGGTAGATAATGGCTTTTACACATTGGCTTTGCCAGATGTTTGGGAAACAAGGGGTGTATGGGGTTCACGCTCTGTCCCCATTGTTCCCAAACATGGGTACAAACTCGGTCGGTTTAAGGTGCTGCCGTTCAACGCTTGCCATGATGTCCCTTGTGTGGGCTACATCATAGAACACCCAGAATGTGGGCGTGTGATGTTTCTTACTGACAGTTGCGAGTGTCTTAGCTTGTTCTCTAATCTTAACCACGTTTTGATTGAGTGCAACTATTCAATGCCTAAGCTCATTGAAGCTGTCAATGCTGGAATAACGCCTCGAACGCAAATAGACCGCTTGCCAAATTCTCACATGGAACTGCAAACGTGCAAGGCGGTACTCTCTGATTTAGACCTTTCCAATGTGTATAACATAGTGCTTCTGCACTTGTCAGACCACAACAGCGACAGGTTGCAATTTGTATCTGAAATCGAAAGACATACGGGCAAGGTGGTGTATGCTGCTGCCCCAAATCTTAGCATAGACATTACAAAGTTCTGATATGGCAAAGGTCTTGGTGGAAAAAAGAAAAGGACTATTCACGCTACAACCATTGTATGAATGGTTTGCACAGGTATGTGATGGAATGTACCGCATTGAGGTTAAGCGTATGCGTAAGCCACGCTCTAACGACCAAAACGGGTGGCTGTGGGGTTGCATATACCCAATGCTGCTTGATGCACTCTTAGAGGCTGGTTGGGAGTTTGTGAGCGTTGAACAAGTACACGAATACTTCAAGAATATCCTTGCAAAGGATAGTGTAGTGAATAAGCACACGGGCGAGATAGTGGAATTTCCCTCATCAACTGCAACTATGGACACTCTGACATTCTCCACATATTGCGAAAAGCTAAGGGAGTATGGGCGTGAATACCTTGGAATTGAAATACCCGACCCCGATAAATATTGGAGAACTAACGATGATACAGGTGCCTAACAATGTGGTTACTGACTTGGTAAGACACATTCCAATGATTTTAGAGTTGTTGCCCGACAATACAAGTACACGGGTTTACAATGCTGTGAGATTAACAAAAAAGAATATTCAGAAACTCAAAAAGTTAAGCGATGAACAAAGAAACAAAAACGGTTGAGGTACAGGAATACCTCAAAAGTATCTGGCGAAAGCCAAGCGAGAAACCAAGCACCAAAGGATATGACGATAATGTCATTCCCGTAATGCTTATTGACAGCGAAAACAATGTTTCATCTTTTCGGTTCGTATCTGATGATAAGGATTGGAATGAAGTTGTAGAAGACGAAGATGTTGTACTCTGGTCTTATGTAACAGATATTCGCCCTAACATTCCAAACCTCAAAGATTACAAGACTATCAAGACCTATGAGGATGCTTGCGCTGCGCTTGGTGAAAAGGTTGATGAGGTTACGCTAACTAATGCTGGAGTACCGAAGCACATTATCGCCCTTATGAAGTTGGAGCTTGTTTGCAAGGCTCTTTGGGGTGGTGAGGTTAAGGTCTATCCCGACCCTAACGGCAATCGTACCTATTACTATCCTTGGTTTGTCTTATATACCAAAGATGAAGTGGAGCGCATGGATAGCGAAGAAAGGGGTTTGCTTCTGTCTGCTGGTGCGGGTGGTGGTGCGGGTGCGGGCTGGGGGTCTGCGGCTGCGGGTATTCGTTCCTCGTAGTCGGGTGCGGGCGTTGGCTTCCGCTTGTGCCTTGATACATACGAAAAGGCAAGATATTTTGGGACACAGTTCTTGGAGTTGTGGGCAGAATACCTCGCATACAATTTCAAAGTTGGAGAACGCTTAAAATAATTGTTGAACCAAAAACAGAAAGTTATGCAAGATTTAATGTTTGCTGAAGAACCCGTTGAAAAAAGGGAACAGCTATTGCGTGACAATTGCGACCAAATCGTAGAGCGTAGTTACACACGAAAGTTTGAACAGCACGAAGTGAACGCAAGGCGTGAGGAGTTGGAGAACGTGTCTATCCAAGTGTCAGAGCTTGAAGACAAACTTGCTGAAATCAGAGCGGACTATAAGGGACGCATTAAGCCGCTGCTGGAAAGACGGGGACTTATCCTTGACGAGCTGAAAGCCCGTGGCGAGTACGTTAAGGGAGATTGCTTCAAGTTTGTAGATGTGGACGAGGGAAAGACTGCATTCTACTCGCCCGAAGGCTACAAGTTGGAGGAACGCCCGATTACCCCAGAAGAACGCCAGCGTACAGTTATGCAATTCGTGCGTAGAACAGGAACAGACAACTAATTTATTCACTAAGTAAACCAAAAGAAAAATGGAAAAGAACAACGAAAAGATTGCCGTTAATATCGGCAACTACACAGGCGAAAAGCCAATTGAGATTGTATTGCGTGAGGGTGTTGCACCAGAGGTTCAGCAGTTGGAACTCAAAAAGCCCGAAAAGATAGATGCTGCGGGTGTGCTTTCAACACCGCTTGATTGGCTCGTTAAGCGAGTTGATACTATTGACCAGAAGGAAGCCAACATTGTTGTAAACCGTGAGGCAATGACTATCACGCTTACTATCAACGAGCGTGACAACTACACCAAGTCCACATTCACAGGCAAGGCTGCTTACTCTGAAATCTTCGAGGCATTCCACATCAACGATGAGAAGACGGGCTGGATTCCCGCAAAACTCGGACAGTTCTTGCGCCTTAACCGTGCCGTGTTCGACAAAAAAGAGGAAAACATGAAGCTCGTTTCTGCCCTCAAGAACTTCACTGCAAATGCAAAGTCAGAGATTGAGAAGCAGCGTGACCCGTCTGGCAGTCGTGCTGATGTGTACCGTACACAGGTGGAAAGCAATCTGCCAAAGGACTTCACTGTCAATATCGCCATCTTCAAAGGTACGGAGAAGACACCTATTGTTGTGGAGTTCGACCATTACCTTTCAGACGGAGATGTGTACTTGCAACTTGTATCGCCTGGTGCCAAGGAGGTAGCAGATGAGTACCGTGACCGTTGCATTGACGATGTTGTAGGTAAAATCCGTGAGATTGCGCCCGACATTGCCATTATGGAAGCATAAACTTTAAGGGTATGGCAGATAAGCGGAAACACTCACTTATGCCTTTTGACACGGGAGCTTGGCTTACAGACTCTCGTGTCAATACCCTTTCGCTTATGGCTAAGGGTGCGTGGGTCGGTTTGCTCTGCTATATGTGGGAAAGTTCCCAACGTGGAATGTTGGTAAAGCCCAACAATGCGCCATATACGCTTAACGAGTTGGTAGCATTGTCTGGTTGTACTGATGATGAACCAATACAGGAACTCATAGATTGCGGTGTGCTGTCGTTAAACCACAAAGGCGTGTACTATTCCGCTGACATGGTTAAACAAGCTGATATAAGCGAAAAAAGGCGCAATGCTGGCAAGAAAGGCGGTGATGCGATGAAGCATAGGATTAGCGAAGCACCGAAAAAAGGGAATAAGGTTGCAACACCAAGCCCTATTGAGTCACCGCCACCACTCACAGAAAAGCAAAAGCAAATGGTGGAGAAAAAGAAAAAGTACAACTATACCGAATGTGTCACACTTACCCGTGATGAATACGCCAAGCTCTGTGCCGAATACGGAGAGGATGCGGCAAAGCGGATGATAGAGATACTTGATAACTACAAAGGTTCAAAAGGCAAGCGGTACAAGTCAGATTATAAGGCTATCCTTAATTGGGTAGTTGATAGGTATAACGAAGAATATATTAAATATGGTACTCAACGGAAAGCAGCTACAACTGCCCAAGACACAGGAAGAGGCATTGAAAATCATACAGGATATGCAAGCGGAACGATTCCACTTGACGAAACAGCGGGCGGAAGCTCTGACAGTCCAACACAGAAAGGGTATTCTGAAAGGTTTTAGATATGACCTAACAGACCCTAAAGAGTATTCACAGCACGTTAATCTCATTGTTAGCATTGGCAAGAACTATATGTTGCGTGAGTTTTCCGACTTTATTGTTGATGAACACAACTCTAAGGTGTTGCGCTTCTTGACCTACTACTTCAACAACTGCATTTTAGCAGAAAACGTATTCCCCAATGAAAACTATAAGTTGCACAAGAATATCTTGCTTATTGGAGAACCAGGCACAGGCAAGTCAATGATAATGCAAATATTCTCTGATTATCTAAGAGTAACCAATAACGAGAATATGTTTCGCAATATCAGTATGACGCAACTTATGAACTACAACAAGGTGTATGGACACATTGACAAGTACACCTACAATGAGGTTAAGGGCACAAGCTCGCAAGAGTGCTACGATGGTGTTATGCCATTTGCTGTATGTCTTAACGACCTCGGACTTGCAACAGAAAAGCAAAAGAGTTTCGGAACGCTGCTTACCCAGATTACCGATGAATTTCTTTTCGCTCGCTATGAGATATACCAACAGTACGGAAAGCGGTATCACATTACAAGCAACCTTACTGTTACCGAACTGAAAGAACGCTTTGAAAGCCGTCTGATAGACCGCTTCAAAAGTTTCAACGTGATTGAGTTGCACGGGGGTAGTAGGCGCAAGTAGCCTTTTATTTTTACCCGTAATGTGTGTTTGACAAACAATTTACGCATGAAGAAAAAAGTAATACTAATGCTTAACAGGGTGTTCCCTGTTAAGCATACCAAGGCTGGAACACCGACAATGTTTGCGAACTTGCTCTATGCCAACCACAAGATACATACTGTCCGTATGGATGAAAAAGGGCTATGGGCAAAGCGTTGTGATGAGGTGAACAGCGGGAAGAAGATACTTTCCATTCGTGAATGGACGGAAAGACCGTACCGTTCAGAACAACGAGAGATAAAGCAGCTTGCCCAGATAGGGATGCAACACATAACAATGACATATTCGTCTGACGATGCGCTGCCCCAATGCTGGATTGACAATAAGCGTGTGCCGATAGAAGACATTGCTAACAATGACGGATTGAGCGTTGAAGACTTCGTAGATTATTTCTTTGGCAAGTGTGGTTGCAAGAGCAATGTTTTCGAGGGTGTGGTTATTCACTTTACACCATTCAGATATTAGCCTATTTAATAGATACGACTATGAGCAGAGAAGAATACAAAAATATACTTGGTGAAGAAATTTGTGAATACTGTCCGTGGCGCAATGGCGAGATAGACCGTATATGCGATAGTACTTGCGAGGGTACATGGTGCGATGATGCACTTGACAATTTCATGGACGAAAACCAAGATTACTTTGACAATGAAGAGTGACCGCATAATTATGGGCAATTGCACTTGTTATAATTGCGATTGCATGGAGGTGATGAAAGAAATGCCAGACAACAGCGTTGATTTCATTCTTTCTGATATACCCTACGACTTGGACTTGAACGGCGGCGGCTCACATGGTGATTTTTGCACAAGAAAGCAAATTCAGTCACGAAAGAACAGCTCCCTTTGCTTCGTTTCGCAAGGTATTGACTACGACAAGGTATTTAGCGAGTTTGAGCGTATCTGTAAAGGCGTGAACATTTGCGTGTTTTGCTCCAACAAGCAAATCGGGCGAATAATGACATGGTGGGAAAACAAGGGATATGTGGCAACTTTGCTCGTATGGGATAAGCCAAACCCTATGCCGTTGGGGAATGGGTGCTACATCAACAATCTTGAATTTATAGTTTATGTCCGTTCAAATGGTGTTACTTACAACAATCTCGGATATGAACTGCAAATGAAAACCTTTCACGACCAACCGCCACAGGCAAAGAACAGATTACACGAAACAGAAAAGCCAATCAACCTATTGCGCCACTTGTTGATGTTACACTCCAATGAGGGCGATACAATCTTTGATGCGTATGCTGGCAGCTTTTCAACTGCCATTGCGTGCTACTTAGAAAAACGTAACTTCATAGGCTGTGAGATTTTGCCAAAATACTTTGAAAAGGCAATGAAGCGGCTTGAATGGGAACAACGGCAACAGTATTTATTCTAAGGGCATACGGTATGAAAATACAGAGGCTGAAAAGAGAAAAGGAAAGAGTAAGGGACATGGCAAGAAAATTGGGTGAATATTGCAATGAACACCCAAGCGACAACGTGGCTTACAATGTTTACTTGCTTGTTTGTGGAATAGTATTTTAACAAAAAACGATTTTAATATGGAATTGAACGCAACAAAACGCACAGACCTGTTTCTGATAGACCCTTGTAACATTGTGGTTATGGACGGTTTTAACGTGCGTAGAGATTTCGATTTGAACGAACTCAAAGAACAGATAAAGGCAAACGGTGTGCTTAACCCCGTTACCGTTATTCCATTCAAAGAGGATGGAGTGGAGAAATACAAGCTGGTGGATGGTGAAAGAAGATACCGTGCGACCATGCTTGCCATAAGTGAGGGTGCAACCATTCCGTTCATTAAGGCTCTGAAAGCCCCAAAGGGCGCAACCACAGAACAGCTCTACATTGAACAGATGATGCGAAATGAGGGAAAGCGTTTCTCTGAATTGGAGTGCGCTATAATGTTTAGACGGTTCAAAGAAGAGTTTGGCTATTCGCAAGTTGAGATTGCCGAAAAGTTCAAAAAATCGCCCGCATTTATCAGCAAGTGCCTCTCGCTGTTGGATTTTCCGCAATACCTACAAGATAAAATTGCCAACGGTGAATTGTCGGCAAAGGCAGCAAGGGAGATTAGCAGCACATACGCCCATGAGAACGACCAAGTAAGGGCAGCGAAGATAGCTCTAAGAACTGCAAAAGCAAACGGCAAGACAACGGCAACCAACAAAGAGGTACAGAGTGCCCTCAAGGATAGTAAGCAAGCTAAAGCCATTGCGGACGCATTGCGTAGCGTATGGGCATATCTGGACGGAGAAAAGACAGTCGATGTAGATAGGCTCATTACGCTGCTTGACAGTACAAGCAGCTTGCACTCGGCAATGAAAGAATATAAAAAGGCAAAGTAACATGGGAAAGAAAGACAGGAATACGCCTCTTCGTTTACCTCGTAAACTCAAAAAGGACATTATCAAAGTGGCGGGGCGTGATAGTTTTTACAGGGTTATATACATTATGACCTTACAGTATGTAAATACAGGTAATCAGTACATCAAAATCAAACGTGGTAATGACTAAGATAATTGGAAAGGCTTATATAGGCATAGACACGGGAACGCATACAGGCGTGGCTATATGGGGAAGTGGGCAGTTTCTCTTGCTTGAAACAATGGCTATCCACAAGGCAATGGAGATTGTGAATGAGTATGTCCAATCGGGTATTGAGGTAGTTGTGCGTGTCGAAGACCCACGGCAAAGAACATGGTTCGGAACAGAGAGAATGAGCCGTGAGCAAGAACGGAAGAAACTGCAAGGTGTCGGCTCTGTAAAGCGTGATGCAAGCATCTGGGATGATTTTCTTTCAGACTTGTGCAAGACGAAAAGAAATGTCAAGTACGAAATGGTTGCCCCTAAACGCAATGTAACCAAGCTGACAGGCGAGAGTTTCAAAGCAATTACGAAATGGCAAGGTCGCACGAATGAACATAATCGTGATGCAGCAATGCTTGTTTTTGGTTTATAGGTAAAATTCTGCTTAAATATGTGTTTGTTAGACACAAAATTAGTATCTTTGCAAAGGGTATTTACTAAGTAATTTTACAACGATATGACAACGATAATTCTAAGCATAACAACGGCTCTGTTGGTCTTGGCTTTCCTGTATCTGGGTGGTTGGGAATGGATAGGCTCAAAGGTCGTGCTTTTGTTGCCCCAAGCCACGTTGCAACAGGGCGATAAGGCGGTTATATTCCTTAACGGCAGATACAACCGCACGGCTACAATCTCAAAGGTTGTGGCTGACAGCGTGTATATCTACGACAACAGAATAAAGCTACCGCTTGATTATAGAGGTCGTTTCTATGGTTGGGGTGTTGATACCAATGACGGCAGTAGGCTTGTCTTTCTGAAATACAGAAAGCACTACCGCCTTGTGCGCTTGGCTGAATACATACGCAAATGTTTCCGTGTGATTGAGGATGAGGCTAACCTTGTCCCCGATTGCACGGATATTCCTACCGACAAAGAAGAAAGCGAGGTGTCAGATGAAAAGTGAGCCTATGAAGTTCCGCAAGGTTTCGGACTTGCACCCATTGGCAAGCAACCCTCGCAAGATTACAAAGGCAGAGTTTGACCGCTTGGTGGACTCTATACGCATTAACGGCTTTTGGGAACATCAGCCTATGGCGTTGGAGGAACAGGACGGACAACTTGTAGTGTTGTCTGGCAACCAACGCCTCAAGGCGGTTAAGAAACTCAAAATGAAAGAAGTCCCAACCGTACTTTATTCTGACCTTACAGAAGATGAGCGCATTGACATCATATTGCGCTCAAACATCAACAATGGCGATTGGGATTACAACGCTCTGACAGTAGAACCGACCTTTCAAGATGTAAACTTTGACTTTATCGGAATCACATTTCCAGACGATGAGGAAGAACAGCCGAAGAGCAAAAAGAAGACTGCAAAGGTCGAGCAACAGACAGATGAAGAAGATGATGATGAAGCCGAAAGCGAAAGCACCGATGATGAGGTGAATGACAAGGAGGCTTTCTACCGTTCCATGTATAACGATTGCTTGTATGAGAGCGACAACATCTTTGAAATTCCCAATCTTCTGCTTGAACAGCAAGCTGGCAAGGTGGAATTGCCGCTTAGTCCTTGGGGTGCAAACAGCCGACTACGCAAAGATGTAGCGACTTATCATTTCTATGTAGATGATTATCGGTTTGAAGCGTTGTTCAAAGACCCAATAAAAATACTCACAAGCGGATGCAAGGCGGTAGTAGAGCCGAATTGTAGTTGTCACGACCAAACACCTATTGCATGGGGGCTTCAACTCATTTACAAGAAACGCTGGCTTTCACGCTATTTTCAAGAGTGCGGAATAAAGGTGTATGCAGACCTTAACGTGAGCCACAAGTTTGTAGAGTACAACAAAATGGGCATACCAAAGGGGTACAACGCTTTCTTTACCCGTGGCTTGGATGGTTGGATGGAGAGCTTGAAGTCTGACTTAAAAGTAGCACAGGAGATAAGTGGGCTTGAACGCCCAAACTTGGTGGTTTATGGTGGTGGTGAGGAAATCCAAGACTTTTGCCGAAAGCACGGGTTGCTCTACATTACCGATTTTATCAACGCTAAAAAGAAGTAAGCTATGGGTAGGAACAGCGGAGGTGTAACATCAAGCGGTAAGGGTGGAAGTTCTGGCGGCTCCAAAGGTGCGACTGAAAAGGGATATACTGCAAAAATGGTTAAGAATATCGTAGGCATGGAACAGAAATACAGGCGCAACAAAGATGAAACATTGCACGTTTTCAACTCCAAGGGCGATATTGTTTCTTCAATCGGTGGTAAGGGCGCACAGGTGCAGTTTGACCCCAAGAAGATACCCGCAAATAGTATATTGACCCACAATCACCCTCGCTCACTTGGCACAAATGGCATTAGGCGCATAGGTAACTCGTTTTCAAGCGATGATATAAGGTCTGCCATTAAGGTAAATGCAAAAGAAATGCGAGCCGTAACCCCGACATACACGTTTTCTGTGAAAAGACCAAAGGGCGGTTGGGGTGTATCAGCAGATGTTGCGTCAAAGGCTTTTGCGGATGCGAACAGAACGGTATCTAAACAGGGGCATAGTTATCTAACCAAAACAGGGTGGAATGAAAGCAACATAGCAAGAGCAGAAGTTACACATTTCCACAAGGTTATGAAAATACTTGCCAAGAAATACGGATGGGATTATAGTAAAAAGAACAACTAAATATATAACTTTGCAATATGGAAGATAAAATAAAGCAAGTGTTGGAAGAAAACGGTTTGACAGAAAGCCAACTTACAAAAGAAGAACTTGAAAAACTCAAAGAGGAAATCAAGGCAAAGGAACAGGGATTGGTGGTGCTTGATAGCGTACTTGACAACCCCTCATTGTTTTATCGTCAAAAGTAAACAGCTATGGGAAGAAATAGTGCTGGCGTTAAGGCTGGAACCAATGACGGAGGTGGACAATACAAGGGCAAAATAAGCCGTGTTGGTTCACTCGTTGAAATGAAAGACAAAGCTATGTACAAAGCGACAAAAGAGGCTATATCTCGTTATCATGCTGTTATGGGTGTGCGTCAAAGAAACGTGAAGTTAGCCGATTTGGGCGGTTCTGCCTATGGTGTTCACGTTACAAGGGGCGGCAAGTCCGAGGCTGTGTACTTGGATAGAAAGCATTTCGACACAGGCGCAAAGAATGTATCAAGGGAACACTCCAAGAATTACAAAAGCGGTTGGAGTACGACCACAAACAAGCCTGTTGCTCATACGGTAACACATGAACTTGCACACGCTACATGGAACGCCCACATGACAGGCGCAAACCAAAAGGCAGCAGGTAAGGAAGTAAACGCCCTATACAAGAAATGGAGTCGTGACAAGAAAAAGAAAGGCTATGGCAAGTATGCCACAACCAATGTAAGCGAGTTCTGGGCAGAAACCGTAACCAAGGCAGTACATGGCAAGTCCGACAAATACACAAAGGCGGTTAAGGCTATCGCCAAGAAATACAAGCTATAAAAGAACGGCCAACTTAATAAAACAGTATAACGATGAATAAGATTGAACTTTCCGCTGAAGAGATTAAGGTAATCAAGCAGCAACTGAATGGTGAGATTGAGGTGTGGAACGCTACCGATGAACAGCAAAAGTTACTCACAGGTGTAATTGACAAAGCCGAGGCACTCATGGAAGAACTGGATGCCTATGACGATTTGGATAATTACATGGAGGGTGGCTTGGTCGCTTGGTTCTACGATAAGTATAAAGCACAAGAGGAACAGGCATAAAAGCCGATTTACCAAGTGAAGAAGTCGGGCGGTGTTTTTCGCTGTCCGATTTTTTGCAGCTATTAAGTGTGTTTAATGAACACACTATAAAAAAGAAATCAACGAATTTACAACGAATGGCACTATTTGAGAAAGGAAATAAAAAGGGCAACCGCTTTACATCCGAGAACCAACCCAAGAAAAGGGGTCGGGGCAATCTTTCTGTGCTTAAATACATTCAATCCACAACAGGCAAAAAGGTAAATCCGCAAAGCAGCAAAGAAGAAATACTCAAAGTCATACAGCACCTTTATGAGAGTTCAACAGCGGAACTTGAACCGCTACTGAAAGACCCCGAAAATCCGAGCAAGCCAAACAAGGACACGCCCATTTGGGTATTGAACATCATTTCGGCAATAAATTCAGATATTCGGTACGGTCGCACTTCAACGGTTGAAATGCTCTTTGACCGTGTGTTTGGCAAGGCTACACAAAACATAGAGGGCGAAATCAACGCCAACGTGTCAAACAACGTGGATTTGTCGGCATTGTCTGATGAAGAACTTATACAATACAATACGCTACTTGATAAGATAAGGAACAGCGCAAAGAATGGCAAAGAATAAGAACATAACACTGCCCTTGGCTCTTGCAGTCAAAGTGGAACTATTCCGTAGAGGTCGTTTTGACTTTATAACGAGCCGTGACGGGAAGAACCACGACAAGCAACAGCAAGCCCTATCCATACTGACGGATAGCGACCATGTGGAAATCCTGTATGGTGGTGCTGCTGGTGGCGCAAAGTCGTGGACAGGTGCTGTGTGGCTTTTATTCATGTGTCTTGCCTTTGCTGGTACCAAGTGGTTTATTGGTCGTGCCGAGTTAAAGCGCATCACGCAATCTACTTATATCACGTTCAAACGTGTATGCGCCATGTATGGAGTTCCAGAAGAAATGTGGAGTTTCAACGGACAGCTAAACTATATTCAGTTCTACAATGGTTCACGCATTGATTTTCTTGACTTGCAATATAAGCCCTCAGACCCTCTTTATGAACGCTACGGCTCTATTGAGTTTACAGGCGGTTGGATAGAAGAGGGCGGTGAGGTGAACTTTGGCGCATACGATACCCTCAAGACCCGTATCGGTCGCTGTCTGAATGAGGAATACGGACTAAAGCGAAAGCTATTCATTACCTGTAACCCCAAGAAGAATTGGATGTATGATATATTCTACAAGCCATACAAGGCTAATCAGCTTGCGGAATACCGCTACTACATTGCTTGCTTGGTACAGGAAAATCCATTCATAGACCCCGACTATATAGAGGGCTTGAAGACAACCTCCGACAAGGTGAAGTTTGCCCGCCTATTTCTTGGTGATTGGGAATATGACGATAACCCCAACGCTCTATGCTCACATGATGATATATGCGCCATATTCGGAAACAAGCTGGCTTTACGTACAGGCAAGCATTACATTACGGGGGATATTGCCCGTTTTGGTGCCGACCATGCACGTTTGGCTGTATGGGATGGATATTTCATCATTGACAAGGTTTGCTTTGCCATAAGCAAGACAACTGACATTCAAACATGGATAATCACAAAGCAAAGGAAATACCGAATACCAAACCACAGGGTGATTGTTGATGAGGATGGTGTGGGCGGTGGTGTTGTTGATAATTGCGATTGCAACGGCTTTGTCAATAACTCTACGGCTATGCAAGGTGAGAACTACCAAAACTTACAGACACAATGCGGTTATAAGCTCGCAGAACACATTAACGCCCATGAAGTAGGCATTGATGAGGATTTGGTGAGCCAAGCCGACAGGGAACAGATAACGAGAGAGCTTGAACAACTGCAAACGTGGAAAGCGGACAGTGACGGCAAGCTGAAGCTAAAGCCAAAAGAGGAAATCAAAGTTGAAATAGGTTGTTCTCCCGACTGGCGAGATATGTTTCTTATGCGCTGCTGGTTTGATTACAACGAAGTGGACATTCCAGATAACATAGAAAGAATTTTAGGTTTAACTTAACAATAACTACGATGGGCATAATTCAGACTATCACAAATGAGTTAAAGGCGGCTATCGGCTATCAGCAAAGTTTTGATGAGCTATTGACCGCTGGCGATGTGACAAGAGCGGTTGCAATGCTTAACAGCCGTTCCGAGGCTGCTTCTCGCAATCTGTTAGATTATGAGGTTGGTAGCCACAAGGTAATGGAGCGTGAAGACAGAGCGGTGTATGACAAGAAAGGAAATTTCTTGCGTTGGAGTAAGCGCAACAAAATCCCTATTCCCTGGCAGAAGTACATTAACGAGATTAGCCTCGTGTTCCTGTATGGCAGACCCGTGAAATGGACGCAGCTATCTAAGAACACAGATGATGCGTTTTCAACTTATAATGAGCTGATGCGCCAAGTACACTTTGACAGCTCTGTGCGTCAAGCCAAGCGAGCAGCGGGTGCGGAGGGTTGTGCAGCCATCCTTTACCATGTGTACCGTGACGAGAATAACACTCCACAGCTCTTGCTGAATGTGTTGAGCAAGAAAAACAACGATGATATATACACGCTCAAAGACCAATACGGACGGCTCAAAGCCTTTGCTTGGGGGTACTACCTTACAGAGCAAGGCAACCGCACAATACACCACATAGATGTATATACGGCAAATACAATCTATCTGTGCAAGCGTGGCAATATCGGTTGGGAAGTGCAAGCCATGTCGAACCCCATCGGCAAAATCCCCGTGTTGCTGTTTGAGCAAGAAACAGAACACGCTGATGTGCAACCGATGATTGAGCGAGAGGAAAACATGGAGAGCGTGGATGCAGATGTAAACGACCGCTTTGCAAACCCAGCAATGGTTGCAACCGCTGAAATCCTAAACTCACTCCCAAAGTCAGAGGAAGAGGCGAAGCTCTTTATCCTCAAAAATGGTGGTGATGTGCGTTACCTCACATGGGACCAAGCGAGCGAGAGCAAGAAAAATCAGTTTGAGAGGTTGGACAAGCACATTCTTTCCAAGTCGTTCACTCCCAATATTGACTTTGACAACATGAAAAGCCTTGGCAATCTTTCTGCAAAGGCAATCCGCAAAGTCATGTTGCTTGCAGTCATAAAGGCTGAACGGCACAAGGAAAACCATGATGGCTATATGAACCGCCACGCATCTTTGATGAAAGCCATACTTGGCAATGTGCTTGACTACCGACACAAGGCAATGTATGAAGCGTTGGAGTTGGGGCATGAGTTCCAAGAACCGTTTGGTGATGATGTAAGCGAAATGCTTGCCGACCTTTCAAAGCAGTACAACGATGGAGCATTGAGCCTCGAAAGCTATGTAGAGAAATCCTATTTGGTAAAGGATAGCAAGTCAGAAATGGAGCGCATCAAGACCGAGCAAGCCGAAAGACTTGCACAGCAAATGGAGTTGAACAAAATGGACGTATTCGGGGAGGCTGAATAATGGAAGTAAAGACAAGATACAATATCGGTGATGAGGTTTGGGCAATGCTTAACAATAGACCGCATTGTTTCCGCATATCTGGATAGAGGTGTACTGTAACACATTGCGTACATTCGTGCGTAACGTGGAGCATACCAACACAGGCACACGCAACAATCCGCAGCACCTATACTTTTTGGATAGTGCCTGTTTTCCGACAAAAGAAGAACTGATTAAAAATTTATTCAATGGCTAAGAAGACAGCGACCAACCCAAAGGACTTAGGGCTAACGTGCAAGGATTGTAAACACTCATACGACCCGCACAGCCCAGCTATTGACGGACACATGATTTTGTGCCGTTGTCCATTTTGGGAATACAGCAAGTTTCTAACAAGGGATATATGCGACAAATTCAGTAAGAAGTAAGCAATGGCAAAGATAGACTATAAGAAAGCGCAAGCCGAATTATTCCAGCGCACAGAGGGGTATGCTGCCAACATAAGGGTGGTGTATCGTGATGTGTTGATGCAAATAATTAACTTGGTGAAGAATACAGAATTGGAGGAGGGAAAACCTTTTTCCTTTGCTGAATATGGGTATAGCGAAAAGGTTGCGCCCATGTTGCGCAATATGTATAGCCGTATATATCAGACCATACGAAAGGGCGTTGAAAGGGAGTGGCTAAAGTCCAACGAACACACAGACGAGCTTGTTAAGTCTATCTTTGGCATAAAGGCGATTGAAAGCCCATTCTTCGCCAAATACTTTCAGCACAACCAAGAAGCCATGAACGCATTTTTTGCGAGAAAGACAGGCACGGATAGCTTGAATTTGTCGCAGAGAGTGTGGAGGTACACGGGAGCATACAGGAAAGAGCTTGAAAATACTATTGATTTGGCTATTGGAGAGGGAACGGCTGCAAACAGAATGGCAACTGTCGTTCAGAAATATCTCAACGACCCCGATAGATGGTACAGGCGTTTTCGTGTAAAGGTGGGTGAAGATGAGAACGGAAACCCTATTTATGGGCGCAAGTGGAAACGTAGGGTGTTTGACAAGGGAAGTCAGTCTTACAAGTGGATTGACGATGACCCTAAAGATTACCACCCAGGCAGAGGCGTTTATCGTTCCTCATATCGAAATGCACAGCGACTTGCAAGAACAGAAACAAACATTGCATACAGAACGGCAGAATATGACCGTTGGCAAGATATGCACTTTGTTGTAGGTATTGAAATTAGGTTGAGCAACAACCATCCCGAACCCGACATTTGCGATGATTTGAAAGGTATTTACCCCAAGACATTCAAGTGGACGGGCTGGCACCCGAATTGCCGCTGTTACCAAGTGCCTGTGCTTGCCACTCATGGAGAGCTTGATAAGATGTTAGACAATATCCTTGATGGCAAAAGCCCAGACAATGTAGAGTGTTCTGGTGAGGTGACTGCAATGCCGAACCGTATGGTAAGGTGGGCAAGGGAAAATGCGGAACGCATGGAAAAGGCTAAGAGTGCTGGAACGCTACCTTATTTCTACAAAGACAATGAGCAAGGCATAACGGATGCGCTTAACGGCTACCGACCCGTAAGAAAGCCTCTATCCAACGAAACAAAGGAAAGGCGAAAGGTTATAAGGCGGCTTGCTGTTGGTGCGCTGGTGGGCAAAGAAATAGCATTGTCGCAAATAGGGCTGACCGCCACAATGTCAAACCGTAGCATTAAGGAATGGCTTAACCAACCGTTTAATAATGTGGATGCAAAGAACGAGGCTCTGTTGGATTTACAAAGTCTGCTGGATAACTCCGTATATCGTGGCAGTGGTGCTGATGAACACATGGCTACGGCTACAATGCACTTGTTTGAAACGGAAATAGGCGGTAATAAGTGTTGGATAATCGTTAGGCATTTCCATGACGGAACTTGCCTTGTTTGGAGTGTTTCGGACAATCCATCCATATTGAACAACATAGAATAAAAAAATAAGGCTCACCATTGGTATTGTTTTCGTGGAACTACAATCCACGCTGATTCCCAATTGAGAGCCTTATTTATATTGCAAAGATACAACAAATTTCTGAAAAGAAAATATTTTGTAGCATTATTTCTTTCTTCCTCTGTTTGTTTGCTTCGTGCGAAGAACCCCAAGCCTTATTGTTGCAGTCTTAGTTGTGTACTTCCCATTCTTAGAAAGCACATTCCACAATGATGTATGAGCTATGCCAACAACATCAACAGGCAGAGTGTCGTATATTGCTAATATGCTGCCAAAATACCAATGGTGCTTATTGTTGTACGGCTCATTCAGTTCAACGTGAATAACTTTTCTTTGTGGTGTCATATCATTTCTGTTTATGGGTGCAAAGATACTCAATTTGAACTAAAAAGCGATACGAAAAGGCTTTCCCTTTAGTGTAGGTCGTTTTTCAAGAACGAACTTCACAAGTTCTTCACTGTCTATTGGGAACAGTGGGCAATACTTGTAGAACAACGTGCAGATAAAACGCCCATTGAGCATTACATCAAATGTTAGTGTCTTCATTTGTTATTCCCCTAAAATCAGACCTCCATTAAGTATGTGTTCAATAGTACCATCTGACATTTTCAATGTCTGTTCAAGAGTTGGGCGAAACCAATTCTTTATCTCAACACTTTCTGGTACAATTTCCTTTCTGAAAGTCTGCGTGTGGCTCATCATACCGCCACACATGGGACAGGTTATAACGAAAGGGGTAACGCCCTTGTCTTTGTATGTGGTATGCAGAAGACCACCACATTTCTCACAAACGTATCTATCTACTGTATTACGACCATCATAGATACACATACTCTCAATATCTTTCGTGAGCTTGCAGTATTCCTTTTCAATTTCTTTTCTTCCCATGATTATTTATATCCTTTACCTGTTGCATAAATATGTTTGTTGCAATAATATATTGCATCCGCCCCTACTTTTAACAAGGTTGGATTGTCATATATGTTACCTATCACTTCAATATCTTTGAATGGGGTAAGGTTTGCAAGTCCTGTCTTTGTCTGTATGCAACGTGCCAAGAAAGCCGTGTGTTTCTCGCTCCACTCAATGACATAGGTGTACTTCTTGTTTCCGTCCAAGCGTACCACATCGCCTTCGAATACTTCTGACTTGAATATGTCGTGTAATCCTGTGGACTGACATATAAAGCGCACCTCAATAGCTTTTGCTTCATACATACCATTACCCATAAATTTAGGGGTTGGGTCGGCAAATATGAATGTGTTGCCAGCCACCGAAAAACAACCGCCACCATATACCCAATTTGTAGGGATATTCCCTTTACCTGTGGCTTTGCCACGAAATCTAATTGTTCTTTGCATAGTTCTAACCTTTCAGTCTGTTTAAGAATGTTACATAATACTTGTGATTGATGTACCCGTACTTAAATTCAAGCATATCATCATCTGACATATCGCCTATGTCTTTAATTACGATTGTGGGAAAATCGTATGTGCCACTAAATCCGTTGTCGTAGAAATGGCTGTTTAGCACACTTTGATGTTGAACATACGCATCACAGAAGAAGAAATTAAGGCTTGCTCTGATATGGTCGTTGAGCCATTCTTGGTTTATCTGTGGGTCTATATCCACAAGCTCATAAAAGAGCCTTGCCTTTGCGGTCATTACCGCCTTGGCTCGCTTTATTTCTTCGTCAATCTGCCTTTCCAGCAACTTGCTTGAGGCGAGTGCTGCGCTACTCCGTGTCTTGAAGTATTCACGTTGTACGGCTCGCATTTGGCTAACCTTGTGAAAGAATGTCTTTTTATCCATTATCATACTTTTTAAGTTCTTCAATTAGTACGTTAGCGTATCTGACAGCTTCCCTTGCATTACCCTCCAAACTTTGATACTCAAACTCAATGCCTGGGTTTGTGCTGCGTTTTTCGTTTCCCTCGTCCATATAGATAGCGCAAAGCATATCCTTTGCTATCTCGTATCTTCGTTGCTCCCAATCAATGCCGCTTTGTGAGCTTTCTATTATTTCCTCAAAATGATTGTATCTGTTAAGGTCGGTGTGGTGAAACTTACCTTTGCTGTCGTAGTAGTCTGTGTAAGTTCCATTCGCACCCCAAGAAACAACATTTACAACCTCGCCTGTATCTATTCTTTTGAATTTAGCCATATCATTACATTTGAATTGTTCCTATTTCCTTTGTGCCACGGTATAGTATTACGCTATACTTTGTTTCTTCACCAAGTGAATTGTCTTTCAGTGGCTCAATGTCGCTATCTGTAACAGGCTTGCCATTGCGTAGTATCTGGCTCCAAAGGCTATGCTTTAACAAGTCTGTTCCGTTTTCTTGTGAGGGTAAGTTCGTGAAGAACTCTTGTACTGCTTCTTTCATCGCATCATACACCATGCCCTCTGTCAGTTTCACTGTTACTGTTATCTCCATAGTTTAATCTGTTAAGTGGTAGAAGTAATCAGCTTGCTCACCTTGCAAGTTTTCTAATGCGTAGTCGTTGGCTTTGTTCCAAAGCTCATTGTAAAGAGAGGCTTTCTCGTTTTCTTCTTCTGTGCCTTTCTCTACATAGTGGTGGAATATCTTGTGATTGAGTACAAGCACAAGTTCTGTGAGGTACTTGTAATTGTCTTTCCACGCATCAAAGGCACGGTTGAACGTGTCTTGAATGGCTTGCAAGCCGTATGTGTCGGCAATGGAGAAATCTTGCCAAAATGTAGTGAAAGGCTTGTAGCCCGTTTCTTCTTCAATGTCCCATCTGGGGATTTTGATTGCTAATGTTGCCATGTCAGTATGTTTTAGTTGTTATTACCAAATTTCAATCGGTTTTGGGTATTCTCTTTTCTCTACGATTGCAGCCGCTTTCTTTAAGGCTCTGCCAAATGTCTTGTAGTACCCGAACACCCATTGTTCCCCATCGTGTCCGTTTGGGTTGTTTATATACACCATATAACCGCTTTCTTCCATTTGGTCTATGCAGACAAACTCGTAGCGGTTTACATAGACCGTCCCCGAAAAATCGTTGTAGTCTATATCCTCGCTTTGGTGTGTCGTTACACCTTGCATCCCCTTGAAGTGCTTGGAAAACTCCATGCACTTAGGGGTATAGTTTGAAATTGCCATATCACTTTGCTTTTGCTGCGTCAATGGTTTGCTGCCAGTATGCAGTCCATTTCTGCATTGTTGCTATATCGAAATCGTCAATGTCGTAAACCGTGGATGTGCGTAATGCACTACCCTGTTGAAAGTGTCTGTTTCCAAGCACAGCAGCAACGATATTCAGCATTGCTTGCATTTCTTCAATTGTATATTCCATAACCATTATTTTTTATTCAAACATTCCTTAACTGCGTATTGGTCTTTGAGCAAGCATTGTGTGGCAGTGTAACCACCTTTGCCATCGCCAAGTACAATGAAGTAATCAACAACAGCATTCCAACGACCACGAAAAATGCCCGAAGCCTTGACAGGGGCAATAAAACTGTCATTTGTGGATTCACTCACCAAAGCACTACTATACTTGCAAATTTCCTCACCTGTGTATTTATTGATAATTGTAATCATGTCGTATGTCGTTTTGCTTGCCCCCACTGGTTAGGTGGGGCGTTACCTTTGTTATGCTATCTCCAAGTAATTCAACCCGAATGTGTCCGAACACTCTACGAACTTGCCGAAACGGTCTTTGTTGATTGCTATGCCTTTTAACCATTGCATCACTTGGTAAGAACCGCATTTGAGAACCTTTGCTATTGCCCAAGTCGTTTTGTCAAGTTTCATACGCAAATCGTTTTCCTTTTGTGCCTTTGCTCCAAAGTAAACAAGCAATGCACGGATTGCGCTTCTCTTTTCGTCTATCATACTTCCATAAAGAAGAACGCTTTGTATATCTTCGCAAATCTCTGTGCGCTCCTTGTTGATAGCCTCAGCTATGTCGTTCAAGTATTCGCTTTCATCCTCTGTAAGGTTGAATTTCTTAACCATTGCCTTTATGTCCTTTGCGTATATTGCTTTCATAATCGTTTTGTTTTTACCTGTTTGTTATCTGTGTTTCTTAAACACATTGCAAAGATAGTGTGTTTAATTAAATACACCAAATGTTTTGCAAGAAATTTTATAGAAAAATTCACCAAGTGAACAAAAAGACCACAAATAAGCCAAATTTACCAAGTAAAATTTATCTGTGTTGTATAAACACATTACTAAATAAAATGCTTATCTTTGCAAACATAAAATATAAACAACTCCTAATTAGGGGTATAAATCAGTTAAAATATGAACAAAGAACTTTTTGCAAAGGTAAAAGACAAGTGCAAAGACACGGGTCTTTCGGAGAAGTATCTGACAGCGATAACCGAGGCAATGGGTGGCAGCGTGGCAGATGATTCTACCGACAATGACGCAATCGAAAGCACCGCAAACCTCATTCTCTCTGTGGCAACAGCAAGCCAGAGCGAGGCTACAAGGTGGGCGAACAAGGCAAAGGGCAATCCGAAACCAAAGCCAAATGACGGTGAGGGCGGTAAGGATGAAAAGCTCAGCCCAAACAACAAGGATGGCAATGGTGGCGGTAAAGGCAGTTCAGAAGAAAGCGAGGCTATCAAGAAACTGCAAGAAGAGGTTGCAGCACTGAAAGCGGAAAAGAGCCACAGCGAACGCACGGCTACAATCAATGCCGCTTTTGAAAAGCACCAAATCCCCGCTTTTCTTCGTGACAGGCTCGCTAAGTCCATTTCTGATAATGAAGATGTGGAGGCAGCGGTGTCGGCTCTCAAACAGGACTGTATTACCAACGGTCTTATGTCTAACCAAGCAGATGGTGCCAAGGCAGCAAGCGAAAAACAGGTTGATGAAGCCGCTGACGCTTTGCTGGAGTCTATAACCGTAAAATAAAACAAACAGATGAAACGCAAGACAGCTTCATTTACGGGTATGCGCCCTATCTTTACAGGTAGCCCGTCTATCGTACAGGGTGGCTTCAATCTTGATGTGGAGGGTCAGAAGTTCCGTGTGGGTGATGTAGTCCCCGCTGGAACACTCGCCATTTTCAACGAAACCACAAGAAAGGTGCAAGTAATCAAGACTGCAAAAGTCGTTGAGGTGGACAACGAGAACAACAAGAAAGTAACGCTCTATATTGATGAGTTTTACGCTCCTTGTTTCGCTGTTGGTGATAGCGTGTTAAAGGTCGGTGCTGTTACAGGCACGTTTGCCTCCGCTCCTACTATCACTGCCATTGACAACGGCAACTGCCTTAACAACACGGGTAACGTGTATGTCGTAACGCTTAGTGCTGCCATTACAGGACTGAAAGCTGGCGACGTGCTTACAGAGGTAGTCAAGGACAGCTCTAACAATGCCGCAGAACGTGGCAAGGCTAACTCTGTGTTGTTCCGTGAGTACGAGGTTAGCGAGTTTGAAACAGGTGTTGATGTGTCGGCAGACACAATGCAATACGCATTGTATGAAAGGCGTGTGCCGCCTATTCCGTCTTCACAGAAAGACAGCACGGGAATGTTCCTGTCTGCCAATCCGCACGTTAAGCTCACGCAGTCGTACTAATCGTAAAATAACTAAATTATAAAGTACAATGAAATCCATTTTCACAACATTCAAAGGATTGCATAAGAATGGTGCGCCTTTGGACTTATTGGCAACATGGAGAAAGACTTTCGACAAAGCCTCTGAAAAGGAAGCTATAATCTTTCAGAAGATGTACTCTGATAGTTGGTTTACCTACAACACGCCTCAGATGTCACTGACAGCCGAGGCTATCGTTGGCAAATACAACCTCCGTTTCATGGCTACTCTGTTGGCTGATGAGTCACCTTCTCCATTGCGTAGAACTGACGGCTTTGATGTCTGGACAAAGGAAATTCCCCGTGTCGGACACAAGTTCGTGATGTTTGCCCGTGACTACCGCAAGTTACAGGAAGTTTACGAGAACCCACGCCTCAAGGAGGCTGACAAGGTTAAGCAGATTGAAAAGACCCTTACCCATGACATTCAAGACGCATATCTTGGCTGTAAGGACGTGATGGACTTTATCTGCCTTATGGCTTTCTCAAATTGGGGTATCGCACAGTTCAAGCCCGAAATCAATAACCCTGGTGGTCGCTCTTATGAGATTGATTACAAGATGGAAGAGCAGAACAAGATAGTCAGTGTATGCAATTGGACAACTGCAAACACCAAGGCTGGTAAGCTCGTTCCTATTCTGTGGCTTTCTGCCCTTTGCTCTGATTTGCGTGACCGTGGTATTGAGCCTGGTGAAATTCTCATGTCGCAAGAGCTTTACACATGGCTACGCATGGACTCTACCACACGTTTGCTTGCTCATGGCACAGACAAACAGGCACAGGTCGTAACTGCTTCCGAACTTACCGCATTGCTCACAGAGAACGAAATCCCGTCTATCACGGTGATTAAGCGTAAGATGGGCGTTGATAAGGACGGAAAGCGCAACGCCATACAGCCGTGGAATCCTAACTTTATCGCTATCAAGCCCGCTGGTGTCATTGGTGAGATACAGCCTGCCATTGAAGACAGTGAGCTTATCGAGGAAGACAACGTGGACTACATCAATGCTGGCAATGGTATTCGCATTTCCAAGTGGCGCACGGGTGCATCTACGGGACAGACCGCTGGCGAGTACACAGAGGGCGCAGCCCGTCTGTTGCCACTCATTACAGAGATGGGACAGATTGTATGCGCACAGGTGCGTGGATTTGATGAGAAAGAGGTAAAAGCCGATGCAAACGGTGTTGTGCCTTACTATATCACCAAGTCGGCATACGATGCAAACTCCACCCTTGTTTCACTCTAAACCTTTCGTGTATGGAACTGAAAGTTATCAAACCATTTCACGGCAAGGTGGAAGACAAGGTTATGGACAAAGGCGAATTGATACACTCTACTGATGCGGAGCGTATCAACGCCCTTGTCGGTGGTGGCTTTTGCGCCATTGTTTCCCTGTCAGATGTGACTAACGAGAATGACAACAACGCTAATGATGATAATGCACCCAAAGATGATGCAAACATTACAAAAGGCTCTGTTGTATTCAATGGCACTGTCTATCAGCTTGAAACACTGAAAGAGGGTCTTGCACTTATCGGTGTAAGCCTTGCATCCAACGTGAAAGAACGTGGCGTTTCAAACGCTCTTGGCAAGCTGACAGAAGAACAGGCACAGAAACTTGCCGAATACCTTAACGAGAATGACAACAACGTAACAGAGTAACAGTATATGGAACTAACGAAAATCCAAGCACTGACCGCTGAAATAGAGCCGTATGTGCCAAGTAAGCTGTCTATGATGAAAGCCTTATCCGATGTTGGTATGAGCGACACAGAAACGCCCTACAACCCTACAACGGATAGAAGGATTGTCGCACAAGCAGCCGTAAAGGTATTGTCCCAAATGGTTGTTCTTAGTAGCGATAGCCTCGGAAAATCCTCACAAGGCTACAACGTGGATATGTTGCGCAAGCGCATCAAGGCTATTTGCAGTGAGAACGGTCTGGACTTGGAGAATTTCGATGAAGTACCAACAATTACTGACGGCTCTAATCTGTGGTAAGCAATGAGAACTAACGGAACTTTTGAATACAAGCCTGTTGGCAGTGTACAGACCGACCCAAAGACAGGCTTTGTCATTCCGAATGATAAAGCACCTTTCTTGAAAGGGTGTGAATGTCAGATAGACAAGTCTATTCCAGCAAGGCAAGTAGTAGGCACGGACGGACAGATATATGCTTACACCTATGATGTGTTTATTCCAAAATACTTTGATGGTGTGTTGGCTATTGGTTGTACGGTGCGTGTTACAAGCGAAGATGGAGGTATAGACGAGTTTGTTGTTTCGGGTATTGATAACATGAACCGTAAATACATTGAGATATGGGGATAACTCCGATGTTTGGTGATGATGCGATAGGCGCACAAGTCCGATTGTTCCAAAAACGATTGGAAGAAGCCGCCATTTTCCTATTGAAATACTTAGGTGAAGAACTCACCAAGTATGCAAAGGATAAGCATAATTACACCGACAGAACAGGCAACCTAACCAACTCAATAGGCTACGCAGTGGTGCGCAATGGTGAAATCATTGACTTTGGTGGTGCAGTCCAACAGGGAGAGGGCGCAGACAATGCGCTGAAAGTGGCTATGAAAATGGCAGAAACGCTTTCAAACTCTTTCTCACTTATCATTGTCGCTGGAATGAACTATGCCGCTTATGTGGAGGCAAGAGGTTACAATGTCATTCTGCCCGCAGAACTCAAAGCAAAGACAGATTTTCCAAAGGCGATGCAAAAGCTCATGGATAAAGCGAAAAGAAAAGCAGATGAATTATTTGGCAATGTATTATGATAACGACAGAAGAAATAGCAATCAATGTACGCCAAATGCTGATTGACGGCATGGAGGTGAATACCGACTATGCAGAAAATCCCGACTACCAACGAAAGGACTACTCCAAGGAGGGCATTGTCATAGTGCCAAGGTCTATTGATGGCGAGGGGTCTGTGCGTAATGGTAGTATCAATGTCAATATTCATGTGCCAGACATTCCGCAAGGCGTTGGGTGTGGAAAGGCTCTTTTTCATACCAACTTTGCAAGGCTCATAGAGTTGCGCAAGGCTGCTATTGAGATACTGCAAAACCATTATGAGCATGGTTGCGGTTACAATTGGAATATTGGTTTAATCAATCCACCAATGAAAGAGCCAAACCACAATGAGCATTTTGTGTCGTTCTCTTTGGATATTGTTGTTAGAGAAAAGAAGTCAAACAATTAAATTTAATAAGTTATGCCAATACTTTCGACTATGGGCTTGAAGAAAATCTATGTAGCCCCAGCAAGCGAAACAGCGGGAACAATGCCCGCCAATGGTAATGCTTGGCTTGATTTAGGTGATGTGTACCAAGACACTTGCACCTTGAAAGACGATGATGTGGAAACAACGGAACACAAGTCTGAAACATCAAACAAGGTCATTACCCTTATGGGTGATTATGTCACCACGGTTGAACTTACGCTTATGGACCCCGATATGGAGATTATGGCTCGCTATTTCGGTGGTACAGTAACGGGAGTTAAGCCTAATCGTAAATGGTTGCGTCCACGCAAGCCTGTTTACAAGGAGTGGGCAATATGGCTTCAGCCAGAGGAGGGCTTGTTTGTTGGCTGTCCTAACGCTTGCATCATTCCCTCTTTCGAGATTACCTATTCTTCAAAGGGTATCTGCCTTGTGCCGATGAAAATCAAGTTCCAAGACCAGCTAACGGTTGATGAAACTATAACAGACCCGACAAATGCGGGATAACCTCGTAAAAACAACTTACCAATTCAAGCCTCCTTTCCCTAAATGGTTAGGGGGCTTGTTTACTTTACAACGATATGGAAGACAATCAAGAACAGAAAGAACTGACAAGAGAGCAGCGTTTGGACTTAGAGGAAAAGGCATTGCAAGCCCTGTTGCAGATGGGGTGCAAGTTCTCTGTGCCATTGAAAATTTACCCAGTAAAGCCGTCAAAATGGTACAATTTCCTTAAACGTACATTCCCAAAACGCACAAAGGTTTGGCACGACAAGCGTATTCCTAAAAGTTGGAATGTGTCGGTCGTGGAGATACCAGATGTTGAAACGGAACGCATGAAAGAAGTATATATGCGCCATTTCAACATAAAGCCTTTGTATCTCGGAACAATAGACCGTTTGCGCCAAATGTATATAGGCATTGAATATGACGAAAAGACCATACAGGAACAGCCGATACAGGAAAGCAAGCGACTATTCAAGTATATAAAGCAGATGGCAGAAATTGCAGCCGTTGCGGTTCTCAACAATCCCTCCGTTGCCGACAAAGACAGCAAGGCGGTAAAAGAGCTAACCAAGTTCTTCATTGAACATCTTACAGTGGAGCGTTTGCGCAAGCTCGCAGCCGTTATTAGTCAGATGATGAACCCATCGGGTTTTATCAGCTCTATTCGATTGATACGGGAAGTAGGAACGACCAAACCGAAAACCGAACCCGAAGCGCAGCGGATAGAGTAACAGGACTTAATAGTCCTTGGGGTAGTCGTGGCGAACTCATGCGTAGTTATGGGTGGTCTTATGATTACTTGCTTTGGGGCATTTCGTGGCTCAATGTGCAACTGATGATTGCAGATGCACCACGTTCAAAGGACTTGCCTACTGATGAAGACGGCAATGTTATTGATGAAAGCAAGATTGAACGCCACGAACTAAAAACAAAAGAAGATATTAAGAACTATATCAAAGGAATTATCTAAATGGAAAATATAGGCGGTGGATTGGCTTTTAAGGCTACCCTTGACATAGACGATTTCAATGTGTCGGCACAGACTATGGAACGACACATTAAGGACTTTTCCAATACGGCAGCACAGGAAGCCGCAGAGGTTGAGGAATCCTTTCAGCAAATGGCGCAGAGAGCGGGGCAATATATAACCTACTATCTTGTGGGACAGGGTATGAATAACCTTGTCAGTAGCATTGTGTCCGTTAGAGGTCAGTTCCAACAGTTAGAGATTGCCTTTGGTACGATGTTAGGCAGTGAGGAAAAAGCCACTGCCTTAATGCAGCAGATGGTTAATACGGCTGCAAAAACGCCTTTCGACCTCATGGGAGTAGCTGAGGGTGCAAAACAACTCTTGGCTTATGGAGTTAGTGCCGAAAAGGTGAATGATATACTTGTGCGCCTTGGTAACATTGCAAGTGGTCTTTCCATTCCGCTTAATGATATAGTCTATCTGTATGGTACTACTATGGTACAGGGTCGTTTGTACGCCCAAGATGTAAGACAGTTCACGGGTAGAGGTATTCCACTTGTGAAAGAGCTTGCCGAAAAGTACCACACAACAGCCGATGGCATTAACGAAATGGTTTCGGCTGGAAAGATTGGATTCCCAGATGTTGAGGAAGTCCTTAACAAAATGACTAATGCGGGCGGTCAATTCTATCAGCTCATGGAGAAACAAAGTTCTTCACTGACAGGACAGATTGCCAACTTGCAAGACGCATGGGATAGTGCGCTCAATAGTTTAGGCGAGAAGTCCGAGGGGGCTTTGTCAGCTGGAATACAAAGTGCAACATACCTTGTAGAACATATGGATGATGTTGTGCGCATACTCAAATCTGTTGCTATCGCCTATGGTTCTGTCAAAGCAGCCACCATTCTTGCAAGTGTAGCCACCAAGGGTTACACGGGAATTGCCGTACTTGACAATGCGGCACGGACAGCCAAACTTGCACTGATGAAAGCTGAAGCCATACTGACAGGCGAGGTGTCAAATCAGAAAAAGGCAATGGCAGCAGCAGAGCAAGCCAATTACGCAGCACTTGAAACCACACTGACAGCCGAGGAAAAGGCAGCAGTAACCAAGCAAATGCGTATAGCAGCCATTCAAAGCCTACTGACAGCACAACAGCAAGAATATCTCTCCAACCTCAATCTGACAGCCTCAAGCCAAGGTTACGAGGCAGCAGCCGTTGGTGTTATGACAGCAGAGCAACGCTTGGCTTTGTCAAAGCAAGACTACACAGCCAAGAGCGCAGCGTATAGAGCCGCCATAATGCAAGAGGCACAAGCCAAAGCAGCCAACCAAGCGCAAACGGTTGAGGCTATGCGTAGCGATGTAAGGGCAGCAGCACAGAGCGTAGAAGCAGCCAAAGCCAAGGCTATTGCAGCTACACAAGCAACCGAGGCAGCACGATATGAGGTATATTGGGCGCAACAGTCGGGCAATGCGACAACCATTGCAACCGCACAAAAGAAACTTGATGCAGCGGTGGATGCGCAATCAGCCACACGCAAGGCAGCACTTGCCGCACAGACAGATTTCTATACAAAGAAGAAACAACTTGAAACAGCAGCAACACTCCAAGCTCGCACGGCTTCTATTGCTGACACAGGCGCAAAGACAGCACAGACCGTAGCGACAAACATTCTTTCAGTGGCAACCACAAAGTTGTCGGCTGGACTAAAAGCATTGTGGGCAACAATGGCTGCAAATCCGCTTGGTGCAATACTTTCCATTGTAGGCTTGCTTATCAGTGCCTTTACGCTATTCGGCAAAAAGACCGAAGAAGAAAAGGACACGATGAATGAGTTTGAGGATAGCACCAAGAAGGTAACGGATAAGTTGGATTTGTACTTTGCCATTCTTTCACGCTCCAATAAAGACAGCAAGACACACAAGGAAATGGTGGAGAAAATCAATGAAGTGTGCAAAGAGTATAATTCCACGTTGCTTGAAGAAAATGACACGTTGGAACAGCAACGCAAAAAATACTTGGAAGTCAAAGATGCAATCCAAGCCACGACCGCAGAAAAGATAAAGGCAAAGCGCACAGAAGAAGAAATGAATAAGTTGAACGAAAATAGTAACAAGAACTATGATTCGTTTGATACACGCTTGAACTATGCGGAATATAAAACCGACAAGTACCACACGGTAGATGATGGTATGGGTGGAGAGGTTAAGGTGTATGTAACCAAAGCAGCCGAAAACATACAAAACATGGCACCCGAAATAAGGGAAGCTGTGCGTAGTTTGGTGGCGGCTGGTGCAAAAGAATTGGCTACCCTGTCGGGCGATGATTTCACAAGGAAGTATAACGAGATTGTGAATAATGTTGTTGCTGGCACAAAGGCTGGCACACACGCAACCGACAAAGAAATGGAAGCCTTTGCATCCCAACTGAAAGAATACCTCGACAATGAGGTTAGGGATGTGCGCACGTTCAATTCTGCAATTGACTTGGTAAATCAGAACTTGGATAATTTCCTTGCTCCAAAGGACACTACCAATGTGGATATTACAAAAATGAGCCTTGAAGAATTACATGAACTCGCCAATAATCTTAACGGCAAAGAGGTAACGATTGATTGCAAGACCTATGGCTTTGAGGATGCACTTTCCCTCTTACGAGAGGTGAACAAAGAGATAAACAAGCAACAGAACGACTTGAATACAGAAAGTGGTATCGGTGCGGAAATTCAGAACCTCAAAAAACTTAGGAGTGAGGCGCAACTTGGTAGTAAGGCATGGAACGATTACAACAATCAGATAACACGCTTACAGACACGCTTGGATAATGCTACTGGCAAGAACCGCAAGGGAAGTGGTGGCAGTCGTAGCCGTAGTGGTGCAAATGATGCACAACGCAATGCGGATAACCTCAAACAAAAGCAACTTGAGGCTGACAGACGGCTTGAAGAGGCGAGAATTGCAGTCATGGAAGAGGGATATGAGAAACGCAAGGCACAACTTGACTTGCAGCACAAGCAATCCCTCCAACAGATAGATAAAGAAGAAAAGGAACTTGCCGATGCACGAAAGAAAGCGGGCAAGGGTGGTCTTACTTCTGACGAAAAGGCGAATTTCCAAGAAAGGCGCAATATCGAAAACACAAGTTACACCCAATCGCAAAACAAGTTGTTTGAGGGTGAGCTTGACTATAAGAAAAAGCAATATCAGCTATATTTCCGTTGGGTGCAGAATATGGGCAAGGAAGTAGCCGACAAGCAATTTGAAAAGTTGCTTGCTGATGGTAATTCCTACAAACAATATGTTGAAAATGAAATATCCAAACTTGAAGAAAAGCGTAAGAACGGCACTCTAACCGAGGGTGAGGGCAATTACCTTATATCGCTTAACACACAGAAAGGCGAGTTGAACGGTGAAACCACAGCACTTGAAAAGTTCAAGCAGCAAGTTAGTGATTCTATCGGTCAGTGCCAAACTCTTGCCGAAAAGATTGAAGCCGTAGCCAAAGCCAAAGAAAAGTTGGAGAATGGCGAAAGCGGAATTGTCAGCACTGATGAACGGGCAGAGGCAAGCCTTAGCCTGTCGCAACAGGACGCAGAATTGCAAAAGGAACTGCAAAAGACCGTGCTTGATGATTACCGCACCTTTGAGGAACAAAGGCAGTCTATCACCACACAGTACGCTTTACTTCGCACCCAAGCCGAGAAAATGGGCGATGCAGAGCGTCTGGCACAAATCAACAAAGCAGAACAAGAGGCATTGTCGGCTCTCAATATGTCATTCTTACAACAGTCTGAAAGTTGGAAAAACCTCTTTACAGACATTGACACGCTTACTGTCGCTCAAATACAAAAGCTGATAAGTGACATACAGAAACAACTCAATGCTGGCAACCTCAAACTAAGCCCTGTTGATTACAAGGCTGTCATTGATAGTCTGAACCAAGCCAAGAACCGTATTCAAGAACTTAATCCGTTCAAGGCACTTGGCACGTTTTTCAATGATTATCTGACGGCTAAGAAGAAACTAAGGAAAGCCGAGGCAGACCTTGCAAGCGGCAAGGGAACTCAAAAAAGTGTTGATGAAGCCAAGAAAGATGTCAAGTCGGCAGCACAAGGCATTACCAACTCCATTCAGAAAGTGACAAGCATAAGCACGGATTGCGCCTCGTCCTTGCAATCAATGTTTGATGCGTTGGGCATGGAGGGTGTAGCTGACGGCTTGGGGACTGCAATAGACCTCATGGGGCAGTTTGGCAATGCCGCTGCTTCTGTCGGCAAGTTTATGAGCGGTGATATATTGGGTGGTATAACGGGCATGGTTTCCTCTATTACTTCTGTGGTTGGAATATTCGCTAAGTTGCACGATAAAAAGTACGAAAAGCGAATACAGAACCTACAAAAGCAGATAGACAACTTGCAAACAGCCTACTCACGTTTGGAGCGAGCTTTCAACAATACCTATTGGGTATTCAATGATGAGCAACACCAAGGCTACGAAAAGAATATACAGGCTATCAAAGACCAAATCGCAGCGTTGGAGAAACAACGTGAGGTAGCAAAGAAAGCGTGGGACTTCGCACAGTATGCCAAGCTGACTACACAGATAAAGCAGCTCAATGCGCAACTTAACAAAGCAAAAGAGGGCGGTGATATGCTTGCTTTGTGGCAATCGCAAAAGGAATCATTGCGAGAGCAACAGGAACTTATGCGCCAACAGATACAGGCAGAAAAGAGCAAGAAGAAAACCGACAACAACAAAATCAAAGAATGGGAAAATCAGATTGAAGAAATAAATCAGCAAATCGAGGATTTAGACAAACAGATGATGGAAACATTCGCTGGTACTGATGTAAAGAGTGCCATTGATGATTTTGCGGATGCAATTGTTGATGCGTATTGCTCTGGTGAGGATGCGGCAAAGGCTTTGGGAGAAACGACAAAGAAAGTGCTTAAAAACGCTGTCGTAGAAGCCCTCAAGCGAAATTTCCTTGCTAAAGGTATCAATGATGCGGTTGAGTATCTTGGAAAAGCTATGGAAGACGGTGTGCTGTCTGATGAAGAAAAGAAAGAGTTTGAACGCCAAGCGAACGCAGCGGGTGAAAAGTTCAAAGCAGGATTGGAAGCCGTGGGCGATTGGATTAAAGATGTTGATGAAACAGCGAGCGACCCACTTACGGGAGCCGTTACCTCAATGAATGAAGAAACGGGCGGTGTGATTGCTGGTAGGCTCAATGCTTTCATCATTAACCAAGGCGAACAAACGAGCGTGATGCGTGAACAGTTGTTGCAACAGTCGGAGATAGCGAGAAACACCGCTTTGTCGGCTGAACGGCTGCAAAACATAGAAAACACGCTTAGGCGCATTGAAACAAAGGACAACTCATTACTATCACAAGGTATATCGTAATTATGGAACTTGTAGAACAACTGAAAAAGGATGGCACAGACAAAGGGCTGTGCCGCCTTTGGCAAATGAAATTGCGTAAAGGCTTGGGTACGGAGGCATTGGTCGCACTCTATATCAAGGGCATTGACTTCTGTATATCCGAAGACTTCCCAACGCTTGATTTTCTAAGGACGCATTTTAAGGGTGTATGCGAGGCTTTCGGTGTCTTCATTGATGAAGATATGCCAACACTCGCAAACAAGGCAGATTTGGTGCTTAATGGAGCTTGTAGGGGTATGCTGGAGTATGACGGTTATAGCGTGTCACGCATATACATACGACACAGTTCTGAAATAGCCGTTAATGTGTCAGACCATGCTGTTGTCACTATTGATATTTTCGACTGTGCAAAGTTGCATTTGTCTGTCTGTGGCAATGATGCAAGCGTTATCCTCAATGTATATGGCACGAACACCGACATTGACTTTGTGGACGGTGACAAACCAAGCAATGTGATTGTGAACTTTAACAATAAAACTACATACTGATATGGTAGATAAGAACTTGAAACTTTACTTGCCATTTGATGACCCCGATGGCAATAAGGCTTATGATTTTTCAACAAGCCGTGCTGATGCAATCCTTTCAGATGGAGCGACATTTACGAGAAATTCCAAGAAGGGCAAGGCTCTTTCTCTGAATGGCGGTGAGTGTCTGACCGCACAAACCATACCGTTTAGCGGAAACTTCACTCTGTCTGCCTATGTAATGACAACACAAAGCCGTATTGGTTGGGTGGTGAATTTACTTGGTGTAGAAAACTATCGTGAACAATGGATTGATGTTATACCAAAGCAATGGTACTTTATAGCTTTTGTTCGTAATAGCGACACATTGAGCGTATATCTGGACGGAGAACGTGTAAGCATTGTTTCTCTTGGTGGTGGCAATCCGCAAGGTTTGAGCCTATGCACTGATGAGCTGCTGACAACGACTGCAACCATTGATGAGGTAAAGGTGTATGATGTGGCTCTGACAGAAGCCGACATTATAAAAGCCCAAGCCAACAACGATGTGGAATACTACATTGATGGCGTGAACTTCAAAGATTATGGTGTGTCCGTTTCAAAGTCGGACGGAATTATTGGCAGACTTGCCCAGAAAGAAGCTCTCCAAGTTGATTATGACAACTACCACGGCATTGTCCGTGACAGGAAAAGAAAACGGTACAAGGAGCGCACTATCACGCTTGACTGTTTCCTTGAGGCAAGTGGTCGCAGTGCTTTCGTTGAGTGGTGCAGCCGATTTATGGCTTTGTTCGATGGCGATGGAACACACCGCCTTACTATCGAATATGACGGCAAGGCAAAGCCTCTCGTTTATGAGGTAGGCTTGTATGATGATACGGACATTACAAAGACATGGGGAACTTATAACACAGACCTTATGGTCGGCACATTCAAGCTGAAGCTGATAGAAGACGAACCCGTAAAGCGTGTGTTGCGCCACATATCAGCTAACGACAACTCAAAGGCAAGCATAAAGGTTACTTCATCTAAATTGCTCAATATTTATTGGGGAGATGGAACGCACACATATAATGTGGCTGGCAATGACACGGTTGTAGAACACACATACACACTTGCTGGCGAATACGACATTATCATTGCTGGCGTGATTGAAGACATTGAAAAGTTTGAAACTAACGACATTGTTATATGGGAATTACTCAAATAATCAAGCGTAATGGCGAAACAATACAGCTCAACACAAACGAGCCGTTTTGTTTCGTCAAAGAGGCTACACTTACAAGCTCTCTAATGGGTGATGATTACATTTCTCTTAAAATTGTATCGTCTGAATGGCTTTCGTTTGCCAAGGGCGATAAGATTATTGTAGGCGGCAACGAGTATAGTATAAGAGCCACAACGACCCGTGAAATTGTGTCGGAGGGTTACTATAACTATGAGCCTGTCTTCTATGGTGTCATGTACGACCTTATGAAGACAATATACCGAAATTGCGACAAGTACGGCAAAAGCGACAAAAGCACTTTCGACTTGACATATACAATCAAGGAATTTGTACAAGTCCTAATCTACAACTTGGAGAGGGATTACCCTGGTGTATGGAAATTTGATGAGGACAACTGCCCAGAAACGGAAGCTAAGACAATTCAGTTTTCGGGGGTGAACTGTTTACAGGCATTGCAAACCCTTTGTAATAGCGAGCAGTTTAACTTGGAGTTTCAGATAACCCAAGACAACGGTATTCGTACAATACATATTGGAAAATTCGGCAAGCGTATCAATCCACCGAGCGGAGCAGATTTCTTTGAGTGGGGCAATGGTAATGGTTTGTATAACCTCAAAGAGCAGAAGATAGACGATAAGGCTATTATCACTCGCCTTTGGGTAGAGGGTGGTACAACCAATATTCGTAGCGATTACAGAGGTTATGCAGAAAGGCTGCAACTTCCGATGCAAAGAATGAACCAATACGACCACACCCTCGCTGATGGTACGGTCGTAAAGGCTAATACTGAAATGATAGGTATTTCAGATGAAAGCAAACGCTACATTGAAAACGCAGAATTGCGTGACAAAATAGGCAGTGAGGAAGATGTGAAAACCTATGACAACATCTATCCGAAGCGCACAGGCAAGGTTACGGCAGTCGTTGCTGATGATATTTGTGCTTTCGTTGATGATACAATGGACTTTGACCTTAACAAAAAAGATGATAAGGGGACGGTGTATCTTGTGAATGGCGTTAGTGCAAAAATCACATTTACATCTGGTCGTTTGGCTGGACAGCAGTTTGAACTCAATGCAAAAGGCGGGTATGACGATAAGACGAAAACTTTTAAGATTATCCCATTTACGGATAATAGAGGTTTGACGATACCATCAGAAGAAACGAAAAATTCATTCTTCATAGAGGTTGGCAACACTTACAAAATCACAGACATATATCTGCCCGAACAATACGAGAAAAGAGCAGAAGAAGATTTGTGGTATGCTGGCAGCGATGATTTCAAGAACGCAAGCCAAGTAAAGGCGCAATATGCCCTTACGTTTGACAGATTGTATTTCTTGCAGTCTCTTAGCAGCGACACAGATACGAGCGTGTTTGCGGTAGGTGACTATGTGCCTGTTAAAGACACTCGCTTTGGCATTGAGAAAACAATGCGCATACAGAAAATCACTCGCAATCTGTTGCTGGAGCATGACTACCAAATAACTTTGGCAGACAGTACCGCTATATCCATTCAGACGCAGACCGTTCTCACGGTTATAGACCATGAGAATGTAATCAACAACAACCGCCTCCGTGACTTGAATAAGGCAAGGAGGGGATGGAGAACTACCGAGGATTTGCGCAATATGGTATATGATACAGACGGCTACTTTGACACGGAGAATATTAAGCCTAACTCCATTGACACTAATATGCTGACTGTTGGTGCAAAGAGCCAACAGTTTGTCCTGTCTGGTTGTGTTCTGAAAGCTAACTTTGGGGGCAACCCTAATATGTTTGTGGCTACCGCTGGCATACTATCACACCTTACCATTGACAACGACAAAATAAGGAGCTGGCAGATGAACGAAGCCTCATTTGAACTGCAAAGCACGGGTGGATACTATCTGTTTGCTAAGTGTTCCAAGTCTGGTGAAAATGGTGTGTGGTATCTGACGCAAGAGCAATTGAAGTTTGAGCATACGAACGACCCGAACAACTACTATTTCCAAGTTGGCATTATATCAAGTCTGTATTCTGATGATAATTTCAGAGATTTTCAGACCACATACGGTTTCACTCGCATCAATGGCAATACCATCACAACGGGACGCATTATAACAAGTGATGGTGAGTGTTACTTGGATTTGGACGGCAACAAGTTTCGCATTGGTGACAGCACGAGTTCTATTGATTGGAATGTGTCAGCAAAGAGCCGTCTGACCCTCAAGAACGTGTCCGTTGCAAGTGGCAGTGGTGATGTCGTTCCGCTTGGTGTGTACCGTGGCGTATGGAATAAGGATTACATATACTACTATGGTGATGAGGTTTCTTATACGGACAATAGCGGTGCAACGTGTACCTATCGTTATAACCACGCAACGCCCTCCAAGGGCATAGTACCAACAAATACTGTTTATTGGGGTATAGTAGCGCAAGGCGCAAACGGCAAGAATGGAGTGAACGGCTCTACATTCTATTTCATCTATACGGCAGCAAGTAGCGCACCAAGCACACCTACATTTACAGACCCAACATCATTGATAGGGCAGAGCGTGTGGAGCTTAAAGCCGCCAACCCCAACAAGCGGTAAGTTTGTATATATGTCGCAAGCAATGCTCAATGCAAGAACGAATACCTTTGGAACGTGGAGTACACCCATTCGTATTACGGGCTTGAATGGAGAAAACGGTGCAGATGGCACAGATATAGAGTTTATTTATTTGCGCAACACAGGCGATACACCAAGTAAACCCGCCTCAGAAAATAAGGATGATTATGTACCGAGTGGTTGGACAGACAGCCCAAGCGGAATAACTGCAACTTATCAGTATGAATGGGTTTGTGTCAGAACTAAACCAAGCGGTTCTGGCACATGGTCTGCTTTCAGTACGCCTGTCATTTGGGCAAAATGGGGTGACAAAGGTACGGATGGTGATGGAATGGAATATATATTCCAACGTACAGAAGTTGAAACGGCTCCAAGTACTCCATTGACATTCTCGCCAAATGCGGGATTTGTGCCGAGCGGTTGGACTGATGAACCAAGTGGAGTGTCGGCTGACTACCCGTTTGAGTGGGTTTCTATGCGCAAGAAAACAAATGGTATATGGGGCGGCTTTTCAGAGCCTACCTTATGGAACAATTATGTGGTATGGAATCCGAACTTGCTTGAACAAACAGAATTTGAAAGCATGGATAGGCTGGATAGGTGGGATGTCGTTTCTAGCTATAATGGTGGCAGTGATATTGACACAAGCATTGCCCACATCAATACAAGTGGTGTGGACGGACATAATTGTTTCTATGACAGGAACGACAAGCGATATTCTGAATCCGTTTACAAGGAAGTGTTGCAACAGACTTTGCAGTCCTCTACCGTCAAGAAGTTGCAACCCTCCACATGGTACACCCTTTCGTTTTGGGCAAAGTGTGGAACAAACACAATGACTATAAATGAAACAAGCAGTGCATACGGATTTGCAAGGCGCACATTGTATCTGAAAAAGGGTAGCAAGTACAGGCTTACATTCAGTGGAAGAATTGACGCACAAGCCAAATCGGACGGAAAGGAGTTGAGGGTGTTCGTTTGGCAAACAGGATGGGCATGGAGTAAGTCTGTTGCTGTCAGCAATACATACGATTCGGTAGGAATACTTGATTTTGATGATGTCCCCTCGGATGGGGAATACCAACTTACGGCTTTTATGTATGACAGTACAGACCCACGGACAGGCACAGTAACCCTTAATTGGATTAGATTGCTTGAAGTGGACGGTGCAATATTCCATACATACATATACCCAAGTGCCATTGATACAACCAAGGTGTTTGTGGATGGCGTACAAAAGAACAATATCATTGGTGCGGATTGTGCCGTTGGCTATAAGGCAAGTGCATCATGGGTAAAGCACACGGTTACATTCAAGACCAAATCAAGTTTCGCTGATACCGAATGTGTGTTGTTCCGCTTGCTGCCAATCATAATTGAGGGCAACTCGCAATATCTTTACATCTGTATGCCAAAGTTGGAACTTGGCAAGGTGGTAACCGCCTATGATGCAAATTCAAGCGACAATCGCCCAGACTACCAAGAATACCGCTTTGCCAAGAATGGCTCACGCAATAGTGCGCCCGCTTTGGTTAAGACGGATGCAGAGCCGAGCGGTTGGACAACTACACAGCCGACTGTTGGAACACTTGAATATCTTTGGATGGTCGTTGCCAAGAAAAGCGCAACTGGTGCGTTGCTCACCAATTGGAGTGAACCTGTGCGTATAACTCCTTATGACGGTAAGGATGGTGAGAATGGTAAAAGTCCAGCTATGGTGTATCGTGGCGTGTATGAAAGTAGCAAGACATATTACGGCAATCAGTATCGTGTTGATGCAGTCAAATACAACGGCATTTACTACGTTGCCCGTATTGATGCAGGTGAGTTCCACAATATTGCTCCAACGAACACATCAAAGTGGAATAACTTTGGAGCGCAGTTTGAAAGTATTGCAACGGGATTATTGTTAGCAGAGAACGCAAATATTGCTGGCTTTATATTCAGAAACAATAGACTTGAAAGCTCTCTGTCTGATGCAAATGGGCAACCAAATATTATTTTGGATGGCGTAAGTGGAAATAGCCGTTTTTCTGGAATATTAAAGGCGAGTCTTTATTATGGTAGTATGAAAAAAATAACAGATGCGACAAATAGAGAATACCAGATTGACCCACAAAAAGAGGCTTTCAACGGTTTCTTCATTGACGAACCGACAAATATACGCTTTGTGACACTACCAAAAGCAAAAGACTATGACGGTTTGGAAATAAAAATATATACGAAACAGTCACATTGGTCACCCGAAAGGTGGACTGTTGTGCAGTCACAATCAACGGATGATTTCTATGTCAAGTTAGGGAACATATATAATGTATATGATGCTAACGATAAGAAATATGTCGCAGCTCTTGAGAATTATATGACACCATACACGAATATAAAAGGTACTGGGTGTGCTATGATACCTAATGTGATGCACACGTTCAAAAGCATGAATGGGGCATGGTTCTCAATACAAGGTTTATATACAGGAGAATGAATTATGAGTTGGATTACAGAAAGTAACAGACAAAAGCACTTTCTCTATGCCATTCCTTGCGCCTTTCTACTCACGGTTTTATTCGTGGGTGGATTGGCTTGTGGCATGGAGTTTAAGGACAGAGCTTATGGTGGTAAATGGGATTGGTTGGACTTGTTAGCCACCATATTAGGCGGTGTTTTGTGGCAAATGCTCCAAATATTGCTGATTTATGCCTTAAAGTGTGTTTCTTAGACACATTTTTACTACCTTTGCAGTGTAGATTTACCAAGTAAATTATGGAAGATGTAAGAATTATAGCCAAGGGTCGTATTGCCGACCTTTCCAAGGGCTTCTCTTTGGGTGGTGTGCCGTTCTCTGTGTATGTCCGTAGCAAGGAAAACACGATGTTGAGCGACACACTGCTTGACTGCCGCCTTATTGGTGACAGAGAAAAGGAAGGTGCCTTTCCTGTGCCAATTGGCGATTGGACACCCGCAATGATAGCGTACATTTCCCCAAACGCTATTGACTTGCAGAAGTATGAGGTATATTGGGGAGCGAGTGAACAACCTAACAAAATCGTATAAGAGTATGGGACTTATTTTAGGCAGCGGTTCAACGAAACCGCAATATCCTTACGATATGTGGTACGGTGTGCAAGGTGACTTGACAAGCAAGGATTACAAGCTCACAAGAGTTGGCAACCTTGACTTGCACCGCACACTGCCCATTCAGAAAAAGTTGAGGCGTTTTGTAGAAAACACGGACGGCTCTGTAAAATACTACTTGCACCAAAACGACAGCCGCAAAAAGGATTCGGGCGCAAAGGCTACCATTGACAGCACGGACGGAAACGTGATGTTGGAGAAACCCGAATACTATCTGCGTGTTGAGTTCGAGGGCACAAAGTGGGTGTATGGCATTTCCGAATATCCTTTGCCCGGCTTCGTGAAAATGACACGCAAGACTTGCTCGCCTTGGTGCGCTACCATTGACCGTGACAATAACATTGCCGTGTCTGGCAGTTGGTTGCAATGGAATGGTGATGAACTTTTGCGTGATGATGAGGGCATATTGAAGTTGGCTGACAATGCCGCACGTTTCCGTGGTGGCAACGGCTCTAATTCGGCTTGGGATGGCACTTACCATTCTATGCTTGGTATGCCAAGAACTTCTATCAGCAAGTCTGGAGCAAGACCTTTGTGTAAGAATGGCACTCACCTTGGCGTGTATCGTGTATATACAGAAATAGCATGGTTACAGCGCATAGAGTACGCCTCTTTGCATTGCCAAGACACATACAACGAAACGCTGACTGCTGACGGATTCAGACAGGGCGGTTTGGGCAGTGGTCCCGCTGTTGATGGTAGTCAGTGGAATACATGGGGTGGTTACAATCCATTCGTGCCTTGTGGAGTTACTGCAACGCTTGGAAACAATACAGGGCGCATACCTTATGTAATCAAAGGTTGGACGGGTGGCGACAAGACCGTGTATGTAACATCTTATCGTGGACTTGAAGCACCGTTTGAGTATTTATGGCTGTTGGCTGATGATGTGCTGATACGGAATATCCCCGACACAGAGGGCGGTAGGAGTATTGCTTATCTGTGCGAAGACCCGACAAAGTTCACTTCACATTCAGACAATGCTACGACTGTCCCCGATGGCTATACGGAAATGTGCGATTTGCCTCGTAGCAGTGATTGGATATTGCACTTTGCCATTTCAAGCAATGGTATCTGCTTCCCCGATGCAATAGGTGGCAGTAGCAATCAAGCTGCTTGTGACTATTTCTGGCACCCTGGTAGAGATGCGTCTGGTTGGTGGGGTTTGCTTCTGTCTGGTAGTGCGGGTAATGGTGCGGGTGCGGGCTGGGGGTGTGCGGATGCGGATGGTCGTTCCTCGTACTCGAATGCGAGCGGTGGCTTCCGCTTGTGCCGTTTCTGACGGACTGCAAAATGACGGTTCACGGAGCAACGAAAAAACGGGCTAACGTGAACCGTTTGAATTGGAAATATTAAAACAAAATATTTTAAGTGTCGGTAGTATGGGGTTTGCTTCTGTCTGCTAATGCGAATAATGGTGCGAATGCGGGCTGGGGGTATGCGAATGCGAATAATCGTTCCTCGAACTCGAATGCGAACAGTGGCTTCCGCTTTTACCGTTTGGTTTCAATTGAGAAATAAGATACTTAATGCTGCCGACACTTCACCTCTTGGTGGAAAAATAGTGATTAACACGGTGCGAGTAAATGATTGAAAGCTCTGTTTAGACTAACGGCACAACATAGGTAATGAAAGCAAATACATATTTGTATCAATATACCGACTTTGAGGATTGCGGTCTTTATGTTGGAGATACAGGCAAGCTGGCTTGTTCCCCATCAAAGAAGATAAAGAACGCTTATCACTTGCTATACACGAATGAAAATTTGTGCAAGGCTCAATACAACGCACAGCGTGGAAAAGGTGAGCGAACAGAGATTAACGAATTTAACGACAATATCTGTGAGCGACTGTATGAGTTGTATGAAATGTTGGCTAATGAAACGTATGTACCAGGCGAATACAAGAAAAGAAAGATTTACGACCCGAAAGAGCGTGAACTGATGATTGCACCATTCTTTCCCGACCGTATCATTCATCATTGCGTGATTAACGTGCTGGGTGAGCATTGGATGCACTTGTTCATTGAAAATACCTATGCTTGCATTAAAGGTCGTGGAGTACACAAGTGTATGCTTGATGTGCGTAGCGCATTGATGCGAGATAAGAAAGGAACTCGCTTTTGTCTTCAAACTGACATTAGCAAGTTCTACGACAACATAGACCATACCGCATTAAAAATAATCATAAGGTTTACTATTGCGGATGAACAGTTGTTACGGCTGTTAGACAAGATTATTGACAGTATCGGTAAAGACAAGGGGCTGCCTATTGGAAACTACACAAGCCAATACTTAGCAAATTTGTATCTGGCTTATTTCGACCATTGGGTTAAGGAGGTTCTTGCTTTGATTGTTCTAAAGATGTTTGGAGTGAAACTGTATTATTTTCGATATATGGATGATATGGTTTTCTTGTGCGAGAGCAAAGAGGCACTGCACTTTGTGCTTGATATGACAGGCTTGTATCTCGCAACCGAACTGAAAGTTGAGTTCAAGGCAAATTGGCAGATATACCCCGTTGATGATAGAGGCATTGATTATTGCGGTTTCCTACAAAACCATTACAATGTGCTGCTTAGAAAAAGCATACTGTTGAGGTTCTACCGCAAAGCGTCCATTATCGCTAAGAAATGTCCTATTAAAGATGAGAATGATATAAAGCACCTCTTCCCGTCTGAATGGGGTTGGACTATCAGATGTAGTGAGGCGCACAAAAAGAATGTCTTTAATAAAATTATAAACGATGGACACAAGTATTTTATCAATGGGTCTGCTGTCAGCACAGCGTCCGCAAGTGATAGACCCGTACAACAACGGACAGGGAACATTCCTCTACAACTTCAACATAAAGGAAGTGGAGGTTGTGACAGAAGAAATGGGCGGTACACACATAGCCAAAGACGGAGAAAACCCGACAGGCAAGATGTGGCAGTATGACAGCCTTCGTGTCGAATACCCAAAGACTGCCGACAACATTTTCAGTACGCTGATTACTGCAAAGTACCCAGCTAAGACTGAAAGCAAGTTAGTGAACGAGTATCAGAGTGCAGCACTCGGCTTGATGGATGAATCCGCAAAGAAACCCTATGAGGATTTCTTGAAAGACCGTCTGGCTATCCGCACGATGATAGACAACGATTGTGAAACCCTTAACATTCCAATGGACTTATGAACGAGATAGAAGATTTTGTAGAAGACCCTAACGAGAACAGCGACCTGTTCGATTGTGAGTTTACATCTGTGGATGCGGTAGTGAACCAAGTGACAGTATTCACGGGTTGGGAGAACAGAGCAACCGAGAATGGCGACCGTACACTTGTCGCTTATGGGGAGGGTTACAATAGGTCGGCTTTCTTTACCGACAGCAAGAAACTGAAAGATGTTTTTTGCAACCCCAAAAGGCGTTATCCGTTCCGTGCAATCATTAAGGTTGTGAGCTACGGCAATATGTACGGTTTTCGTGTGTTCTCGCCAAACAGTGAGATAACCAAGGAAGATAAAGAAAACTTTGACTTCTATAAGCGTACTAAAAACAGGAGAAGCCGATGAACACGATAGATGTAACTACCGTTGCACACGGTATAAGCGACTTTGGAATGATGGCGGTTACGGCTGCTTTCTTCTTGGTGTTGTCGGCTGCAATGATGGTGGCGATATTCCAATGGTTCAAGTCTATCATAAACCAGATGATGCAAGACAACAAGGAGAGCTTACAGGAACTCGCCAAGACTACCAACGCACAGAATGATATGTTACAGGACATTTCCGAGGGATTGCGTACAGAAACACAGCTAAGAATACGCAACCTTACAGGCTTTGCCTTTGACCTATCCATTGAGCAAGTTTGTAGGCTTGTCAAACGAGTGCGTGAGGAAAACCACATCATAGACCATGAGGCAACAGCCTTGAAGATACGCAAGTCTTTAATGGTTATCCACAATGACCGCAACAGTCGTTTTGACCCATTCACATACAGGGGCAAGCCAATATCGGAGTATTGCAACACTGATTGGGTTGAGGATGTGGCAAAGGTCGTGGAGAATGAGATTTACAATGAGGATGGAGCGAACAATGCCCGTGCCTACACAAACGTTAAGCTCGCCTACGACAACATCAAAACGGACTTCTACCAACGGCTGAACGCATAAATACAACTTTTGCGTAAAATTATATGCAGATTTCTACAACATTTTAAGCAGATTATATATT